TCACGACCCGGTCGAGTTGTCACGGTTTGTCACAGTCCGTTGAAGAATGCGCGCAGCGTCCGCCAACGCGTCGTTCTGCGAGTGCATGTAGGTGCGCATCGTGAAGGCCGCGTCCGCGTGCCCCAGCCACGCCGAGATCACCACGATCGGCACTCCTTGCAGGTGCATCAGCGTGCCGCAGGTGTGCCGCGCGTCGTGCAGCCGGATCTGCGACACACCCGACCGTGTGCACATTTCTCGCCAGAAATCCGAGATCGTGTCCGGGTGGTAGGGGCGGCCGGCCTCGTCGCACACCACGTACGTGCCGGGCCCGTACGCCTCACCCAACCGGAGCCGCTCCCTGGCTTGCCGCGTGCGTGCCGCCTTCAGCGCCGCGGTCAGCGCTGGGGTCAGTGGCAGAGTGCGCGCCGAGCGGGTGGACTTGGGTTCGCCCTCCGACACCTTCCCGTTCACAGACACCCGGTTGTTGGCGATCGTGATGGTACCGGCGTCGAGGTCGAGGTGCTCCCACTTGAGGCCGGCGATCTCACCGCGACGCAGCCCCGACAGGGCGAGGTGCCACGCGTGCTCGTTGCGATCGGTCGCCGCGACCTCGAGCAGTGTGCGGACCTCGTCCTCGGTGAAGGTGCGCATCTCCTTCTTCTGCCGCGGCACCCGGTCGACGAGGGCCGCGACGTCTCGCACGAGTTGGCCTTGCTTCACAAGCCCGGACAGCACGGAGGACAGGACGTTGAGCATCGGATTGACGGTGTTCGCGGTCCACGCCTTGCGGGCTGTGCCGTCCGGTTTCGTGACGGTGCCAGCGAGCAGCGCGGAGACCAGGTCGTCGATATGTCGCTTGGTCAGCTTCTGTACCGACAGGTCCCCGTACGTGTCGCGCACAGGTTGGAGGGCGTGGGTGTATGCGCCGAGGGTGGTGGGGCGGACGCGGCGGCCAGCCAGCCAGTCGGCGCAGGCCTGCTCGACGGTGAGGGCCGAGCGGTGCACGTGGGTGCCGCGGGCGACGTCGTTCTGCAGCTCGGACAGTTTGTCCTTCGCGTCGTCGAGGTTGTCGAACCGCTTCCGGTACTGCTTGCGTCCACCGGTGACCGGGTCGGTGCCGATGTCGACGGTGAGCTGGTAGCGCACGACGGGGCGGCCACGCACTTTGCGGGCGAGTTCGATCTTCTTGATCTGCGGGGGTAGTTGTTGGCGGGCCACGGGTGGCTCCTAGTTGTTCCAGGGCTGGCGGCGGGCCAGCTCTCGGTGGATGTGTGCGCGCTCGGCTGGCGTCAGGTTATCCAGGCGTACAGCGATCGCGTCGACGTCGACCCACAGTTCTTCGGCGAGCTCGTGATGGTCCTGTGTCCACACGAGTGCGTCGACGAGCTGGGGGAGTGGGATGAGCTTACGCGCGGACAGAATGTCCACGATGCGCTCTTCGATTGCGGACAGATAGGGGTCGTCTGGGACCGGTCCGCGTTCGATGTGGTGGATTTCGTGGGTGAGGACCCACCGCCTACTGGCTTGTCCGAGGCTCGGATCGAGGTAGACGGTGTCGCCTGTCCATGCGCCTTTGAGTCCGTCGGGAAGTACGTCTCTGCAGGTTACGCGGATGTGGGGGTGGTGCTTTCCGATGTGTCGCCACGGGTGCCATCGCCGCCCCTTGCGATTTCTCCCCATGTCCGCATTAGAACATGTGTTCGAACCTACCGGCAGGTTTTCTACTACTGCGTGTCGGACTTCTTTCCGCGCTTGGCGGCCAGCACTTTCGTCGGGTCGAACGGCGGAGCATCATCCCCATGCTCACTGGCCACGTGTGTGGTAAACGGATTGCGCGAAGAACAGTCGTCATCAAGCTGTGAATCTTGATCTTGACGTTTCAAGGCTGTGACGTTGTCGTCGTGACTCTCCTCCGGCTCATTCATGGGGGCTCCTGGCCGGCCGCGATTCGCGCCAGCCTTGCCGCGGTGCTTCGTGCCGCCCTCTTGCGCCCCCGATTCCGGGACTTCTTCGGTGCCTGATTCATTGTTCGCTCCATCCGGTCGCTGGGATGTGAGCTTGATGAACTCGCGCGCCACAGTGGACAAGACCTCCTTGGTCGAGTCCGGAAGGTCGCCGGCCCCGCCGATGGCCAGTGCGCTCGGATCGTTCCCTGTGTAGACAGGGAGGCCAAGCGAGCGTGCTGATGCCATGACGATGTCGGTGATCGTTACGCCGAGGCCTTGCGCCAATCCCCGGATGGTGTCCGGGTCGGGAAAGTTCTTCGGCTTCTGCGTCGCGAGCTGGTGCAGTCGCTTGGAGGTCGGGATCCCTCCGCAGTCTTGCGAGACCTTCTCGTAGGACCTAGTGCCCTTCCGGTCGGCGATCAGGCCGGCCAGCGTCTGTTCATCGCTCACGGGAACACCGTCGCTTGTCACTTGGCATCTCGTCCACTCCGCAATCTTAGGCAGTGCCCAACCGAAGCATTCGAACTTCGACGCAGTTCCCGAACTATTCCACCTAAGAACTCGCGCGAGATTTTTTCGGGCGCAGTCCAGGCCAGCGCGGATACGTGTAGAGAACCCCTTGCCTAACTGCCTAACGTTGGGTAATACTCTGACGCGTATTGCTTGACAGAACGCCTAACGGGGAGTGAGGATGATGACCGTTCGAACAGACAGTCGCAGGCACCGCAGCAACCGAAGGAGGTGGCCGAGTGGCATGAGGATGCAACTGGTGGCCAGAGATGCCCTGGTCGATCGAATGGACCGCAAGGGCTTCTCGAATCGACGACTCGCCAAGTACGCCGAGTGTGCGCCGGGCACGATCGACAACCTCGTCAGTGGGCGGACGCAGTCGGTCAACAACCCGCGCACCGCAGAACTCATCTGCGAGGCCCTGGACGTCCCCATGGACATCTTTTTTTGTGCCCGAATTATCCAGTAATGCGCGGCGTTCCACCGCTCGCAAGAGGGCAACAGCGCGACTCAGTGCATGAAAACGGCCGCCAGCTGAGGGCAACAGCTGACGGCCACGACACGAAAGGCATCTCAATGTCAGACCTAACTCTACCGGGCACGTCCCCATCGGAGGAGTCCCCGTTCGACTCCATCCGGCAGACGCGCGCCGACGGAACCGAGTTCTGGTCCGCCCGCGACCTCGCACAGGTCGTCGAGTACGAGACCTGGCGCAACTTCGCCGCCGCGATCGACCGCGCGAAGGCTGCACTCGTGAACAGTGGCGAGGTCGTGACCAGCCACGTTGCCGACGCCAGCAAGCTGGTCGAGCGCCCGCAGGGCGGGTCGATCCGGCAGGAGGACTTCGAACTCTCCCGCTTCGGCGCCTACCTAGTCGTGATGAACGGGGATCCGCGGAAGCCGGCCATCGCCGCCGCGCAGGCCTACTTCGCGATTCGCACCCGGCAGGCCGAAGTTGTCGAGGCGAAGCTGACCGACGCGATCAGCACAGCGAAGGCGCAAATGGAACTGATGCGCATGGCCCAGGGGCTGATCGATCCTGCGCACCTGGAATGCAAGGCCCGCCTGGTCCTCGCCTGGGCGATGGGGGAGGCGCCGCAGCTGGACCCGGCGACCACTCCGCTATACGCGCAGTCCTACCTCGAGGAGAAGGGGCTGTCGCGCAACGAGATCAAGTCGATGTCGTCGGTGTTCGGGAAGCGACTCAAGGCCATGTACCAGCTCGAGCATGGCGAGGACCCAATGCAGTACCCGCTCGAAACGAAGTCGGGGCAGATTCGGCCGGTGAACGCGTACACCGAATCGGATCGGGTTCTGTTTGACCGCGTCTGGGAGAAGTACTACGGCGGTGCGGCATGAGCGCCCCGATCGGTCCGAAGTTGCTCCTCAACGCCGGAGAGGCGGCCGAGCTGCTCGGGGTCTCCGAAACCACCATCCGCGAAATGTGGAAGCACGACGAACTCCCGTGCATCCGTATCGGCCGCGGCCGCAAGGTCACCCGGCAATGGCTCGAGGACTACATCGCTGCACACATGGAGGTGGCGTCATGACCGCGCGTCTCATGACTGGCCTGTCGGAGGAGATCGCGGAGGTCCTCGACTACTGCACCGCCACGGGCGGCACCCGCTACGCGCTGGTCCGCATCGAAGGCGACGTGTACGGCGACGGCCTGGGCGACCAGATCACCGGCATCGATCTGGACGAGTTGCGGATCGAGGTGGCGTCGTGACGTTCGCTCTGTGCCCGATCGTGACCATGGAGAAGATCGCCGACCACCCCGCCGCCGGCCACATGTGGTTGATGGAGCTCGCCCACGGGCGCACGCAGGTGGGGTTCGGCTACGAGATCAAGGTGCGTGCCGCATGAGTATCCGAGACGACCTCGCCCAGTTGATCGCTGATACGCAGTGCGGTGGGACGAAGAACCCGCTGGTGAATACGGACTTCCTGATCACCGACGCGATCCTCGCTCGCTTCGCCGCCGTCGAACTGGACGCCGACAGCGTTCCGGATGACGACGGGCAGGAATGGTTCAACGACTACGAAATCCGCGTGGACCACACCGGCCTCTACCGTCCTGAGGTCTGGATCGGCGGTAACCAGACAACTCCTGAGCAACTACGACGGATCGCCGTCGCGTATCTCACCGCCGCGAAGCACGCGGAGGCCCAGTCGTGACGGGCCCGTTCCGCGGGATCGTGTTCGCCCTGCCGCCCGCGCTGCTGCTGTGGGCCGCCGGCATCGCCGCCCTCGCACTGCTCCTCGCCCTCATCCCATGACTCCGGTTGCGCCGCTGTGGGGATGGCGGCGCAACCGGCACCAACACACAAGGACATTCGAATGAACCTCCCAATCTACGAGCAGACGCGACGCACTGTGCCGTGCGCGCTGCTGTGCGACAACACCCCGGTGCCGGCCGACGATCTCGAGGAGCTGGACGTCGATGTGGAGCTCGACCACCTGCCCGTGTACTTCGCGCGTCCGAACGAGATGCCCAGCGTGATCCTGGCGATCGTCTCCATGATCGGCCTGGTCCTGATGCTCGCGTTCATCGGCTACGCCTCGGTGGTGTCCGCATGAGCCTGATCAACGTCACCACCTGGTCCGCGCGCAAGCGACACCTCGCGAATCCGGGTGACGAGAAGAAGCGCACGTACGGCTCATACCTGCCCACTCTGTGCGAGGCGGACTCGGTTCGTCCCGGTGACCGCTGGGTCATGGCCTCCGCGAATGGCCCGATGACCCAGCAGCGCATCGACGCGATGGCTCCGTGCAAGCGATGCGAGAAGCGCCGCAGTGCCGCAGAGGGGGTGCAGCCATGAGCATCAACATCGGAGCCGGCGAAACCGTGCCCGGCGCCCAGTTCGGCGACACCACCCTTCCTGACTGGGTGATCGAACCGGCCCGCCGCACCGTCGCGTCCAATGCGCGCAACGCAGACGACGCCCGCCAACTCCTCGCAATGCTCGGACTGATCCAACCATCCGCCCACGCCAAGACACGCACCTGCGCCGGACCCTGCGGCCGGCCCCTCCGCGGACGTCACGACGACCCCGACGCCCACCCCGGATCAGTTCTCTCCGACAACCGGCACATGTGCAAGACCTGCGCCCGCCACGTCGCACCCACCAAACAGGACCGGCCCAGAGCATGCCGCGGATGCGGTGGAGCCATGCGCCCCAACAAGGCCTCGGCGAAGGACTGGCCGGGCACCAAGTCCCACACCGGCCGTGGCTACTGCTCCGGCTGCTACCACAAGTACCCGGACGGGCGGACCACGAAGCCCACCACCTTCCGCATGCCCGACGTGTGCCAAGGCACCTGCGGCCGCAGGCTGCGCCCCACGAAGACCTCCGAGAAGGAGTTCCCGGGAACCGTCGGGCACTTCACCTCCGGCATGTGCCGCACCTGCTACCGCCACACGCTGAAGGAGGCTGCGGCATGAGCGGCTGGAACGATCCGGGCGCCGACCCGGCCGACGCGTGGGACCGCCCTACCCATACACCGATCACGATCCACGACGACCGTCTGATCTGGCGTCTGCGCACCGGAACCCGCATCCGCGAAGAGTCCGGCCGCATCTTCGCCGTCACCGTCAACGGCCATCTCATCCACGCCGGCACCGGCACTTGGTGCGCCATCGCCGACCTCGAACTCCCAGTGGAGGTACTCCCATGACCCAGCGTTACATCGCCCCGCCGCGAAACCGGTGGCAGTGCAACGCCTGCAACGCGATCCGTCAGGCCCCCTGTGCGGCAGCGTGCTTGCCTGCCGACCACTACGACCCGCGTGCACACCGTGAGGCCGCCGCCGTCGCCGGGGCCGCCGAGGAGGCGCTGTGAGCCACCCCGAATGGGACGACCCCGACCGGCCCGTGTTCCTCGAGTTCGACGACGGCGCCTACGCCGACCGACTCCACGAAGCCCAGGTCGACCGCGAGATGGGAGTCGAGCTGTGAGCGACCTCGTCCCATGTGAAGGCGTTTACGACGGAATCCCAGACAACGAGTACCACGCCGACAAGGGATCCCTGTCCTCATCCGGCGCCCGCAAGCTCCTGCCCCCGTCATGCCCCGCCATCTTCCGTTGGGAGCAAGACAATCCGACGGCACCGAAGGACGAGTACGACATGGGGCATGCCGTGCACACCATGGTGCTCGGAGTCGGAGCCCCCGTCGTCCGCATCGACGTCGACTCGTGGACCACGAAAGCCGCCCGAGAGCAACGAGACGCAGCACGCGCCGACGGAAACGTCCCCCTGAAGGCGTCGGACTACGACACCGCTGTCGCGATGGCCAACTCCATCCGCCGACACCCAGTCGCCGCAGCCCTGTTCCTGGACGGTGTCGCCGAGCAGTCCCTGTACTGGCGCGACCCCGACACCGGCGTCATGCTCCGCTGCCGGCCGGACTGGCTCCCACCGAAGCGGACCGGGCGGCTGCTGGTCGTCGATCTCAAGACCAGCACCTCAGCGAACCCCGACAAGTTCGCCAAGTCGTGCGCCGAGTACGGCTACCACCAGCAGGCCGCCTGGTACCTCGACGGCATCGCCGCGCTGCAGATCGCCGACGACGCCGCATTCCTGTTCGTCGTCCAGTCCAAGACGCCGCCGTTCGAGGTGACGGTCAACGAACTCGACCACGAATCCCTGCTGCTCGGCCGGCGCCTGAACCGACACGCGATCGACGTCTACGCCGAGTGCGTCGAGTCCGGCGTCTGGCCCGGATACGGCCACGAAGTCAACCGCATCACCCTGCCCGCATGGGCCCACTACCAGTCCGAGGAGATCCTCAGTGTCTAGCCCCGCCCGCTACCAGCCGATCGCTACCCCCGCCGTGCAGCGACCGAACGCAGTCTCACAGGCCACCGCAATCGAGCAGTCCCGCGCTGTCGCCGAAGTCCAGGCCGCCGTGCTCGTGGCGCAGCAGAACCGCCGTAACAAGGCCATCGCCGTCGAAGAGATGCGGGAAGCGACCGCACAGGCGTCCGTCGCCGAGCGTGCATTCTTCAAGTTCCCCCGCGGCGGCCAGACGGTGTCGGGCCCGTCGATCCACCTTGCCCGCGAGCTGGCCCGCTGCTGGGGCAACATCCAGTTCGGTGTCACCGAGCTCCGCCGCGATGACGACAAGGGCGAGTCCGAGATGCAGGCGTACGCCTGGGACTTGGAGACCAACGCCCGCAACGCCACCACGTTCATCGTTCCGCACAAGCGAGACACGAAGAAGGGCGTCGTGCAGCTCGCCGACATGCGCGACATCTACGAGAACAACGCCAACAACGGCGCCCGTCGCTTGCGTGAAGCGATCTTCGCTGTCCTGCCCGGTTGGTTCGTCGACGAGGCCCAGGACCGGTGCAACGAGACCCTCACCAAGGGTGGGGGAGTGCCGCTGCCGCAGCGCATTGCCAACGGCATCGCCGCATTCGAAGCCATCGGCATCTCACGCCGGCAGCTCGAGGCGAAGATCGGTCGACCCTCGAAGGACTGGAACGAGCACGACATCACCGCTCTCGGTGTGTCCCTCAAGTCGATCCGCAACGGCGAAGTCACCAAGGACGAGGAGTTCCCGCCGGCCACGGTGTCGGCGGAGGAGATCACCAACGCGGCCAAGCCGCAGGAGGGCGGCAAGCCCGAGCCTGATCCGCAGGAGGAGCCGCAGCCGGAACTGATCGAACCGATCTCTGACGAGCAGCTCAAGACCATGCGCAAGCTGCTCGCCAACTGGAAGTACACCACGGTCGCGGAGCGTCTCGAGTACCTGCAGTCGCAGTTCGGGGACCAGCTCAAGAGCGAGAAGGACATCGAAGCCGCACGCGCTGAGGAGTTCATCGAGTGGCTGCAGTCCGAGCAGGCCCGCCCAGCCGACGGCGGTGCCGAATGAGGACCGCCCTCACCGTCTGCTCGGCCGCCGCACTGTCGGCGGCCGGGTGGGCCACCGCCTCGTGGCTGCTGCTCGTGTGGGTCACGGACTGCATCGAAGACATCGAACGCCGAATCGAGGCCCGAGCATGAGCGCCGCATTCAACCTCCCAGGCGAGCAGGGCCGCATCGAGCAGCTCGAAACCACCATCGCCGCCGAGGTGCACCGCATCGACGACCTGCAACGCGAGAACGAACGACTGGAGTTCCGCAACGCGGATCTCGCCGAGCAGCTCGTCGCCGCCGAAACACAGCGCGACAAGACCCGCGACCTCCTCGAAGTGAAGGAACGGCAGGCGCTCGCTCACGCCGACGAGAACGCCACGTTGAAGCGCGGATTCGACGACGCCCTCAAGGAGAACGCCCGCGTGAAGGCCGATCTCACCCGCTGCCTGCGCCTCATCGGGCAAGGCCTCGACCTCGCCGACACCTGGCGCCACACCTGCGAATGGGCAGAAGCCGTCCACGCCTCCCTCACATGCCTCCCGGAGGACACCGATGCCTGAACTGAGCGACATCACGAAGGCACGTGCCGAAGCGCGGAAGCTGTTCGCGCACGGGTCCGCCCGCGCCGTCTACAGCTGGGTGCTCGAGCACGGCCTCACACTGCTCGATGAAGCGGACGAGAACGACCGCATCATCCAGACGTTGCGCCGCCAGCGGGACGAATCCGAGGCAGCACTCGAACGCGTCCGGGTTGTCGTCGAGTCGGACCACTGGGGAACCTACTGGGGTCAAGTGATGGTGCCGCAAGACCGCCTCCGCGCCGCCCTGGACGGTGACCAGTGAGCGCGCGCACAGCGAGGCAGTGTAACCACAACGGTGGGCAAGGAATCGGAGCCGGACACGTGTGCCGATGCGTACGGCCGGCCGGGCATCCCAGAGATTCAGAGCGGCCCCACGGATGCAGCTGTGGGGCAGTCTGGCCGGAGCACCGCGCCGCACTGGACGGTGACCAGTGAGCGACGTCCTCATCGTGCTCGGCGCGATCACACTGCTCATACTCATGGCGATCGGCTCCGGCATCGCCGGCAACTTCATCGCGAAGTGGCTGATCTGGCTGTGGGACCGCCGATGACCCCCGACCAGCTCCGGCTGCTCGCCGAACTCGCCGACTGGCAGATCCTCGGACTCGCCGACAACCCCGGCTACTGGTGCGGCCACATCCGCGACATGCACGGCGGCGGCACACCGCACGACGACCAATGGCGGGCCGCGGGCCTGTGGCGGTCCACGTACCGGTGGGGCATCGCCATGACCACCCACGGCGACTACACGAAGCAGCGCAGCATCCGCGACCCGGAGCACGCCGTCACGATCACCTGGCATCAGATCCTCGACTGGGTCGGTCAGCTCCCAGCCGATCTCCGTGCCGATGCCCGCCGCGCCCGCACAGCCGACGACGAGGAGAAGCAACGCGTCATCGCACTGCTTCTCGCGCCGGCACCGACCGAGCCGGAGGAGTTGGCGCTGTGGTGAATGAAACCGTCACCTTCCATGTGGAACCCGCGGCGGCTCTCAAGGCCGCCGCCAACCCACACCGCGCCCCCGAGCGCCGCTGCCCCACCTGCGGGCAGCGGCCACCGGCCGGCATGGTGCGCTGCCCCACCATCGAATGCCGCGGCGACTGGGAACCCGTCAACGACGAAAAGGAGACCACCTGATGGCCGTCTCGAAACGACTCAGGTACGAGATCCTGCGGCGCGACAACCACTCCTGCCGCTACTGCGGGGCCACCGCGCCTGGCGTGAAGCTGACCGTGGACCACGTCATCCCGCAGGTCCTCGGCGGCAGCGACGATCCGTCCAACCTCGTGACGGCATGCTCGGACTGCAACAACGGCAAATCAGCCACCATGCCGGACACACCCACAGTCGACGACATCGAGGTCAGATCAGCACAGTGGGCCAGCGCGATGCGCCAGGCCGTGGACGAGCTCAGCGCTGATCGTCGCGCAGTCGACGACGTGTGTCGAGCGTTCGACGAAGTGTGGAGTCGATACCGGCCGATGGGCTGGCGTTCCACTATCGAAGCTGTCTACGCCGCCGGCCTCCCCGCCGACGTCATCGTGGAGATGGCGCACGTCGCCCAGAAGGCCCGCGACGTCGACAGTCGCTGGAACTACTTCTGCGGATGCTGCTGGAAACGTGTCGGTCAACTGCAGGATCGGGCCGCCCGGATCCTCGATGCACCAGCAGATGCTCGGACGCATGCTAATCAGCATGCTCGTAGCAATGCTCCGAGCATATGCTCCGAGCACATGCTCGATGAGGATGCAATCGAGCGAGTCTGGAACAGTGCGAACACCGAGTATCGCGCGAAATACGGTCGCGACCTCGCCGAATGCCTCTGTTTCGGTGATTGTGAATCGGACTATCCGACTCTCTGCCGTGCCGGGATAGCCTTCTATATGCAGGGCTGGATGGGCCACGACGAGGCCTGCGGAACGCACTCGATCGGCCCAGAAAACCCATCGGAGGTGACCGATGGGGCTGCCCTGGATCCGGCTTGATACCACCATCGCGGACCACCCGAAGATCCTCGCACTGGTCGCGGACAAGGCGTTCCAGGCCGCGTTCGCACACGTGATGGCAATGGCCTACTGCGGAAAACACGGCACCGACGGGTTCATTTCCAGGTCTGCTCTGCCCTTCATCCACGCCCGGAAAGCCGACGCGGATCGCCTGGTCAAGGTCGGTCTCTGGCACGAGGAACGCGGCGGCTGGCTCATCAACGGATGGGACGAATACCAGCTCAGTGACGACGACGCGAAGAAACGCCGGGAGAAGGCACAGAAGGCCGCGGCCGCCAGATGGGGATCGAAATGAAGCCTCCAAGCAATGCGCCGAGCATATGCAACCCGCATATGCGCCAAGCAATGCATCGAGCATATGCACGTAACGGACGGACGGTACTTACGAAGATGATTGGTTACCTAGAGAATTCATCTCACCTGAGCAACGCGTGCGCGCGCGTACAGAAATTTCCCTCGATTCGGCGCGAACACGGCGGATCGGCACTCGCTCCGCGGTGCCTCGGATCCAACACCCGCATGGTTATCCACAGCCTGGGGGAATCCTGATGGCCCGCACTCGCGCATCCGCCCGCAAGGCCGGCACCGCGTTCGAAACCCTCATCGCCCAAGCCCTCGCACACCACCTCGACGACGACCGCATCGAACGCCGCGCCCGCAACGGCGCCAAAGACCGCGGCGACATCGCAGGCGTCCGAATCAGGGGCCAGCGCCTCGTCCTCGAGCTCAAATCCCCCGGCAAGGGCCAGAGGATCGACCTGCCCGGCTGGACCCGCGAGGCAGCCATCGAGGCTGGCAACGACGACGCCCTCTGCGGCCTCGTCGTCCACAAACGCCACGGAACCACCAACCCCCTCGAACAGTGGGTCACCGGAACCGTCGCCGACCTCATCACGCTCATCACCGGGCACCGACCACAGGAGGACCAGTGAGCGAGACGTTCTACCTCGACCCGCACACCCGCCAGATGCTCACTGGCACCCTCCGCGACCTCACCTGGATGATCCCCGAACTCGACAACGTCATCACCCGCCAAACCCAATACGGCGACCAATACCGCGACGGCGGCCGCACCACCGACACCATGGTCCCCTTCGACCCCGTCGCCAGCGACATCGCCTACGACCTCCACGGCACCCTCACCGCCTGGATCGACGAAACCACCACCCAGCGCCAACTCACGCACCCCGGGCATCAGCGCTCGCAGCAAGCCACCGTCTGGCTCGCCATGCACATCAACGACCTCGCCCTCTGCGACACCGCCGAGCAAGCCTTCGACGAGATCCGAGACGTCACACGCCGAGTCGCCCAGGTCATCGACACCAAAGAACCACCCGAGTTCATCGGCCCCTGCCAATCCACCAACCCCGACACCACCTGCCCAGGCGTCTACTGCCGGCGCGGACGCAACACCACCACCTGCGGAACCTGCGGGACCACCATCGACATCCACACCCTCCGCGAAGCAACCGCAGCCGTACTCGCCGACAGGCTCTACGACAAACGAGAGCTCCGCACCGCACTCACCGTCATCACCCGCCAACCCATAGCCCGATCCACCATCGACACCTGGATCAGCCGAGGACGACTCGAATCACACAGCGGCCGCTACCGACTCGACGAAGCACTCGAACTACTCGGGACACGCCGCACGGCCTGACCAGCTGCGGCACCCCCATGTGCTAGGCTTCGCCCGCGGGCGTGAGAGTTATGTAAAGGCATCGACTCTCACGCCTTCGGCATTCCTGGGGCAACCCCAGAGACCGTCGGGTCAAGGCTGCCGACCGGCACCAGTACGCCGCATTCGGAACACCAGCTCAAGCAAGGACCGCGCACACCAACGTGCGCACGCTCGACGTACACGAGCGCACCCCTCGCTGCCCGACCCAAACGTCCGAGGAGCAACTCATGATCCGCGCTGCACTCTGGCTCGCCATCGACGCAGCCCAACTCCTCCTCGACGCCATGAAGATCGCCGCCGCCGACCGATGACCCGCCGCTTCACCGCCCGCACCGCAGGCATCGAAGTCCCCGACATCGGGGAGATCCCGCCCTACTGGATCCGAGTCGTCGTCCACGACGCCGACCACCAGATGCGCCGGGCCTACGCCAAGCACAGCGGCGGAAGCATCCGCAACGTCGCAGACGTCGGGGGGCGGATTCACCCACGCCGTCAAGGCTGGGCACAACGGATACCTCGGCATCCTCCGCTTCTCAGCCGAGTCGCTGCCCATCGAGTTCATCGTCCACGAATCCATCCACGTCGCCGTGTTCCTCGCACAGACCTACTTCGGTAGCAACCCACTACGCCTCCCAACCGGAGGCAAAGGAACCCGCGAGGAAGTCATCGCGTACGTCGGCGGATCACTCGCCGAAGCACTGATCGAGAAGCTGATCCCGGGCGTACCGACACGGGAGACTCTCTGGCCCCAGGAGGCGTGATGGCGCTCAAGCCATGGATCTACTGGCTCATCCTCCGCATCGGACTCACCAGATGACCAAGCTCGAGCACGACATCACCGAAGCACTCGACCACCTTCGACAAGCCCGCCAACAAGGCGACCGACACCGCATCGCCACAACACGCGGACGCCTCGACAGACTCCTCGACACCTGGGCCACCCAACACCACACCCACACCGGCACCCCGGCGGGCAACCCATGACCTGGACCCGAGGCGGCAACAGCCGCACCAGCACCCCAGCCCACCGACGCTGGCGCCGAGCCGTCCTCACCCGAGACAACTACCAATGCCAGACCTGCGGCTACCAAGGCCACCCCGGCGACGGCATCATGCAGGCCGACCACATCCACAACGTCAAACAAGGCGGCGCCGAACACGACATCGCCAACGGTCGCGCCATCTGCATCAACTGCCACAAGCCGAAGACCCAAGCCGAAGCAGCCGCCGGCCGACGCCTCAAGAGCCGCCGCCGACCACCCGAACCACACCCCGCCCTGACCCAACCCCGCCGACCCAACACCACCCCAGGGGGCACCACCCCCACCCCACCCCCCAACGGCCCACGGACGGCATAGCAGCTCCGATCATGCGTGCGACTTGACCCTGGGTTTTTTCGAGTAATGGCAGCTCTGAGCTGCGGTTTATCGGTCGGTTACGAGAGGTTGCCCTACCGTTACTGGCATGGAATCCGATTCGGTATGGTCCCCTGGTGAGTCCTGTTCCCCGCACGCGTCCCGACTGGCTGGACACCCAGCAGAAGGTGTCCTGGAATGGGAGCCAACGTTGGCGGAACGAGGACGGGAGCCGAATCTACACGTATGACCACCTCCATGGTCACATCGAAGTCTTCAACAAGCGTGGCCGACACCTTGGCGTTTTGGATGCAAGTACGGGAGAATCCATAGGCGAGGCCGTAGCAGGAAGGAAGATTGATGTCTAAGACTGGAGGTACCGACACTTTCGTCGGCGCTGTCATGTCTGGACGCGCGCTTCCGGAGGACATAGATGACTGGGTTGATGAGTGGCACGACGCGAACGGCGCACCCCGCGGCGCTCACGTGCCAATCCACGAGTTTTTGGGCATGTCGGTCGAGGAGTACCGGCTCTGGGTTGAGCAGCCGGATTCCTTGCGATTTATCGTCGCAGCCCATGTCGAAGATGTACCTGTTGACTCACTAATGGTCTCTCAGAGGGACTTCGCACTTGCCGCTCGAGCAGAAGCGCAGGAGGAGGCGCAGAAGGTTCTCCTCTGGCTCGTCAAGACTGGCCGCGTGAGCCCCGAGCAAGCTTCACATACCTGAGCCGTGCCGAGAGCTGTACGTCTTGAGGCGGCAAGCAACGCCGCAGACTTGTTGGTTCAACGGCGTGATCTTGTCCCTCCCGTGGATATCGCTGCCCTACTCGGTGAGCTGGCAGACCTCAGTTCTGTCGATTGGCCATTCTCAACCGTTGACGCCATCATGCTTCGCCGGCCGGGGAAACGGCCAGATGTCTACTACAAGCCGGTCGATGACAGAGGTCTGCGTCAGCGGTTCACCCTCGCGCATGAACTCGGCCATCTGAGGCTCGCCTGGCACATCGGAAACAAGGCATGCTCCATACCGACTAACGGGCCGGGCCTGCTACGAACGAGGCGTCCCGAAGAGCAGGAGGCGGACGTGTTCGCTTCCTGCATTCTGGTGCCAAACCGCTGGCTGCGAGATCTTTCGGCGTCATATGGCGACAACATGAACGACCTTCTATCTGAGCTCCGCTCTGCTCAGGTAAGCACCAAGGCGTCGATCCTCGCACTCCGAAGAATGCTCCCAGCAGGATGGGTCTTCCAGATCAATGGGCAGGAGCCGGTTCACTCTCGAGGAACCGCACTTCCGGCATTCGCTGGAGCCCTTACTGTGCGCAGAAACCTAGATCATGAGGCTTCGTCAAGCGGACGCCTCGACCTCCACGGCAATACTGTGCGGTGGTGGAGGCTGACGGGATCCTATGGGCTTCCGGACGAGGATGAGGATCCCCGCACAACAACGGAGTTACTTCGGTCCGCAATCAGAGCCCACGAGCCGGATCATCACAATGCGGTGCACCTTGAGCGCGTGGCCAACGGAATCGTGGGGGGTGGAACTAGGGACGATGCCGGTAAGCCGGCGGGCGAACTTTACGCGTCGTTGCTCTATCGCTTCCGCAAGTTGGCGGTTCAGGAGATTCTCACTCATCCCGACTTCCATATGTGGTTGGCGCGAAAGGCGCGTGACAAGGCCGCAAAAGTAGCACGCTCGTAGCCCCGCTTCCTGGACTATCCCCAACTCGACCACTACAGTCCTCGGCGCAGTCCAGAATGGTCAATATTGGAGGGGAACAATGGCGGTCTATGTACTCAACGAGGATTACTCGGACTCCCGTGAGGTGGAGGCGGCGACCTTCTCCGAGCAGGGTTCTTTCGTGATCTTCTACAGTTCCGACAACGAACAGGTTTACGCCGTCCCCACCAGGGACGTGAAGAGCATTTCGCGTAAGGACTCCTGACTGACGTCGGACGGCGCTAGCACCATTGGGTGTTACCGCCGTCCGCAGTCCGTCCGCAGCTGTTTCCACTCCCGCCGCCGGTAGCCAACGCAGTCAACACGCGAATTCGCAGGTAGGGAAGATCATCAACGAATAGCTTAACCAACAAACGCCCAGAAGCGCGTTCCTCTTCAAAATCCGAAACGCCTGAGATTGCGGCGTTGCGGAGTCGGTATGGGCACAAGGTATGTCCATACCCTGCCTGCTGCCGGTGCGTTGGAACCTATGCCCGATTTGTGCAGTGCAGCTTCGACCGCATAGCAGCTCCGATCGTGCGTGCGCCTGGGGGTTGGGATTTTCCCGACTGCGAGAAAGGAGGTGCGTCGATGGCGGCGCTCAAGCCTCCCGCCGGCCTCAAGCCCACCGGCCGAGCCCTGTGGAACGCGGTCACCAAGGACTACGAACTGCGCCCCGACGAGCGGCGACTGCTCACCGACGCCTGCAAAGAAGCCGACCTGATCAACGACCTCGATAAGGCCCTCGCCGACGACCAGCTGCTGATCACCGGCTCCCAAGGGCAGCGCGTGCTCAACCCGCTGGTGTCGGAGCTGCGGCAGCACCGCTCGACCCTCGCTGCGTTGCTGCGTCAGCTGAAACTGCCGGATGCGGCCGGCGAGGAGAAGTCGAACGAGCCGGGCGATCGCAGTGCCTCTGCCCGGGCCGCTGCGAATGCGCGGTGGGCGACACGTGGCCACGCGTAGGGGTGGTGCTGCGCCGACGCTGATCAAGACCGCCGACGACGAGTTCGACGAGATCATCCGTTGGTACGAAGACCAGGTACAGAACACGCCGCCGCCGTCGGACTTGCTGTGGGATCCGGTCAAGATCGGCCCGACATGGCAATGGGACAACGGCTGGATCCTGCCCACGTACTCCCTTGGCTGGCGTGTGCTGGCGTGGTGCGGGAAGTGGCTGCGCGACAAGCACGGCAATCCGTGGCAGTTCACGCCGGAGCAGACCAGGTTCATCCTCTGGTACTTCTCAGTCGAGGAAGACGGCTCGTTCACGTACCACTCGGCGGTGCTGCAGCGGCTCAAGGGATGGGGCAAGGACCCGGTCGCGGCGTGCCTGGCGATGGCAGCGTGCTTCGCCGAGGTGACGTTCGACCACTGGGACGGTGATCGGCCGGTCGGCCGGGAGGAGCCGAACGCCTGGGTGCAGATCGTCGCCGTGTCGCAGGAGCAGACAAAGAACACGATGAAGCTGTTCCCGTCTCTGGTTCCGGCCGAGACTCGGCTCCGCTACGGCATCCAGATCGGCAAGCTCAACGTCTACGGCCTGGGCGACACTCGGCAGATCGAGGCGGTGACGTCGTCGCCGTTGGCGATCGAGGGTGGTCGGCCGACGCAGACGATCCGGGCCGAGACGCAGAACTGGAACTCGTCGAACGGCGGCCACGAGATGGCCGGCGCGATGGAAGGCAACGCGGCGAAGTCCGAGGGCGGCGCGGCCCGGATGCTCGACATCTGCAACGCGTACCGCCCAGACGAGGACTCGGTGGGACAGCGGGCCCGGGAAGCGTGGGAGTCCACGCAGGGCGACGAGGCCGACGAATCCGAACGCCAGGACAACTCGGCGATGGTCGGCGTGCTGTACGACTCCCTCGAAGCACCACCGGAGGCACCGCTGACTGCGGACGCGGCCCCAGAGGTGCTGCGGGCAATCCGTGGTGACTCGGTGTGGCTCGACACCAAGCCCGGTGGTCGCATCGTGAAGTCCATTCTGAACCTGCAGAACCCGCCGAGTGAGTCACGACGCAAGTGGTACAACCAGATCGGTGCCTCGGAGGAGGCGTGGGTGTCACCGATTGAGTGGGACCTGTGCGCCGACCCGAGAGAGCTCGTCGACTGCGATCGGGTGGTGCTGTTCTTCGACGGCTCGAAGTCCGACGACGCCACCGCCCTGGTCGGGTGCCGGCTGGAGGACGGCTACGTGTTCCGTGTCGGGATCTGGGAACGGCCGCCGAAGACCGACCATTGGATCGTCGACCGCGACGACGTGAACCTCAGGGTCGAGAAGGCGTTCGACATGTGGGACGTGGTCGGTCTGTGGGGTGATCCGTCCGATGCGAGGGACGACGACACGGGGGAGCGGTTCTGGGAGCCGTACCTCGACGAGTGGGCAGCCAAGTACAAGAAGCGGCTTCGGTTGCCGGCCGTGAAGTCCGGGGACGGTGCGCATCTGGTGACGTGGGACATGCGGTCTCCGGCGCATCAGAAGCTGTTCGTCGAGCATGCCGAACGCTTCACGTCCGACGTCCACGAAGGGCAGCTGCCGCATGACGGCAATCGGCGATTCCGGCAGCACGTGATCAACGCTCGGCGCCGGCCGAACAAGTGGGGCGTGAGCCTCGGCAAGGAAAACCGTGAGTCGAAGAAGAAGGTCGACGCCGCGGTGTGCGCCGTCGGAGCACGAATGATGTGGCGGCTCGCCCTCGCGAAGGGCGTACGCCCGAACCAGAAGAAGCGGAAGGCGGTGGTGTTGGGGTGACTGTCGCACTGGCACTGCCCACGCTCGAACTGTCCGAGGACGATCAGCGCATTGTCGTTCTGCTCAGGGGCCGGATCCGTCGGTTCGCGAAGGTCAACAAGCGGAAGAACGACTACTACGAGCTCAAGCAGAAGATCCGCCACCTCGACATCGCAGTTCCACCGCACCTGCGGGGAATGCTGGAGGCGGCGATCGGGTGGCCCGGCACCGCCGCCGACGTCCTTGAGGAACGCCTGGACTGGCTCGGATGGTCGTCCGTCGAGGACACACTGGGCCTGGAGGACGTGTTCCGGGACAACGAGCTGGCGATCGAGTCCGGCGGTGCCCACCTCGAAGCACTGATCACCGGAACCGACTTCGTGACCGTCGGCAAGGGCAGTGCAGGGGAGCCGGAGGTGCTCGTCACGGTCGAGTCCCCGTCGTCGGCGACGGCGCTGTGGGACTACCGCAAGCGGCGTACCGCGTCGGCGTTGTCGCAGACCAGGGACGAGTCCGGGGCAGTGGTCATGGAGACCCTGTACCTGCCGAACTCAACGATCCGATTCGAGCGGAACGACCGAACCCGCAAGCTCGAGGTCGTCGACCGGGACGACCACAAGCTCGAGCGCGTGATGATGGCTCGGATGGTCAACCGGACCCGGGCTTCGGAGCGTGAAGGCCGGTCGGAGATCACTCGGGCAGTGCGGTATTACACCGACGCGGCGTTGCGGACCTTGCTCGGCATGGAGGTCAACCGAGAGTTCTACACCGCACCGCAGTGGTATGCGATCAACGCCTACCCGGAGCAGTTCGGTGTCGACTCCGATGCGTCTCCGACCGAGAAGGTCCGCGCCGGCTGGGCCGTAACGATGGGCCGGATGAACGTCATCCCGCCGAACGAGGATGACGAGAAGGAAACGAAGATCCAGCAGACGACGTCGTCACCGCCGACGCCGTACATCGAGCAGCTCCGGGCGTACTCGCAGCTGCTGTCCGCTGAGACCGGCATCCCCCCCGACGTACCTCGGATTCGTCACGGACAACCCGGCATCGGCGGACTCGATCCGTCAGCTCGAGTACCGATTGGTCAAGCGCGCCGAACGACGTCAGACCATCTTCGGCGCGTGCTGGCGCGAGGTCGGGTACCTGGCTCTGCTGACCAGAGACGGTGTGGTGGACCAGGCTGCGTTCCGGAACATCGACGTCAAGTGGCGCGACGCCTCGACCCCGACAAGGGCTGCGTCGGCAGACGAGGCGCTGAAGCTGGTCTCGTCCGAGATCCTGCCGCCGGATTCGTCGGTCACCTACGACCGGGTCGGATTGTCGCAGCAGGACCAGAAGATCGTGGCGGCGGAGAAGCGACGAGCCCGCAATTCGCGGTTGACTCAGCAGTTGCCGGGTGCGGCGGCCGCGGCCGCCGCGGACGTCCAGGTGCAGCAGTTGGCGTCGAGGCGTGTCGATGCTGACGCCGAATGAGCGCCAAGAAATCCTGACGCAGCTGCACACGATCGCCATGGGCGACCTTGTCCAGTTGTGGCGATCCGCGTCCAGGTCGGATCTGGATTCGCAGGCGTTTCGGGCTCTGATCGAGGAGGCATACCCGGACATCGCGGAGCAATACGGATCGGCGGCTGCTGACCTGTCCGCCGAGTGGTACACCGAGTCGGCCCCCGAACTCAGCTACGTGCCGGACACAGCGGATCTCCCACCGGTGGAGCAGTTAACGTCGAGTGCCCAATGGGCGCTCGGCGCCACCGGAACCGATGCTCTCGATCGGCTCGCGGGGTCGCTGCAGCGTTCGATCTGGAACATGTCCCGCGACACGATCCTTCTCAACGTGGATCGGGAGCGAGGTGCTCGGTGGGCTCGGCACGCGTCGGCGAACGCCTGCGCGTTCTGCCGCATGCTCGCGTCCCGCGGGGCCGTCTACTCCTCCGAAGCAGCTGCCGGCACGGTCACCGGCCGCGGCCAGGACATGTCTCTGGCGGAGCGTCGGGCCCGGGCCAGCGGGGAAACCCGCATCTCTGGCCGATTCATCGCCGGTGGTGTCAGGACTCGACGTGAGGACGGACGGAAACTCGGCTCCAAGTACCACGACCACTGCCACTGTGTCGCGATCGAGGTCCGCCCAGGGCAGGACTACGAACCCGCTCCCTACGTGGAGCAGTGGGAACAGCAGTACATCGACGCCACCAAAGCGACCAATGTCCAAGGTGAGGCGACCGACCTCAGCGCCGTGCTCGCCCACATGCGGCAGGCCGGCAACACCAGGTAGACCACCCGCACCCATGCGGGGCGCGCCCACGTCCAGCGCTCAATGGACGGTCATGCCGACGGGCTTACGGAAGAAGGATTCATGTACCGCAACACCATTCGTCCAGGGCTGCGCGCCCTTCCAATCCCCAACGGAGACGGCGGAAACAACAACGTCGACCCGGAAGGCGGCGGCGGGGGTGCTGGCGCACCGAACGGCGGTGGCAAGGAGTTCGCACCGATCACGTCCCAGGAAGACCTGGACCGGATCATCGGTCAACGCCTGGCCCGCCAGAAGGACCAGTTCAGCGAACAGTTCTCGGACTACGACGAGATCAAGTCCAAGGCTGCGCAGTTCGACCAGCTCCAGTCTGCGAACCAGACCGACCTCGAACGCATCTCGAATGAGGCCGCGGACTGGAAGGCGAAGTTCGAGGCCGCCGAGGCAGCGCGAGGTCAGGCCGAGGTGACTGCGCTCCGGCAGTCCGTCGCCATCGAGAAGGGCCTGCCCCCGAAGTTGGCGAAGCGCCTGTCCGGCTCTACTCGTGAGGAGATCGAGGCCGACGCCGACGACCTTCTCGAGGCAGTTCCGGAGGCGCCGCGGGGTCCGAAGCCGAACCCGCAGCAGGGACAGCCGTCCCACCGACGTGAATCCACGCTCGAATCAGGCCGAGCCCGCTACCAGGCGCGTTCCGGCACCAAGTAACCGTCGCAGGGCATAGCTCCTGCGCTTTCGTCTCGAAGGGAGACAAACCATGACGCAGCTCGCGCCACGGGTCGAGTCTTTCGGCGCAGGAGATCAGTCCTGGCTCGGAAGTTCCCACGGCACCGACGCAGCCCGCACCGTCACCATCGACGTGACCGCGGCCGCCGGGAAGATCACCAATGGCGTGATCAAGTCCGGCGAGCCTCTCGCTATCGTCGGCGGCCTGGCTGTGCCCTACAACGCTGGCGGCACCGGCGGCACCAACGTCCTCGCCGGGTTCCTGCTGACCGATCAGCCGGTCACCACCGGTGCCGGCAACGTCGTCGCGCCGCTGCTCGACCACGGCCGCGTGATCCTGTCCAAGCTGCCGTCCACGGTCGCCGCCGATGCGGCGACCACCGGCCAGTTCGTCTTCGTCTGAAAGGGGCATGACTGATGCTGTGGACTGATGTGGTGACCCCTGCCGAACTCACGGGGTACGCCCGAGCAGCGCTCGAAGACTACGAGCGGACGAAGGGCACGCTGGCTCGGTGGCTGCCGAACCGCACCATCCCGGACATCGTGGCCCGGTTCGTCGCCGGAGCGACCGGCCTGCAGCCGGTGGCGCAGTTCCGCTCGTACGACGCGGAGACCCCGATCGGGGCGCTGCCCGGCGGCAAGCGAGTCACCATCGAACTTCCGCCCGTCGGCCTGAAGTTCCGGGTCGGGGAGTACGACCAGCTGCGCGCCCGCGGCGCCGACAACGCCGAGCAGGTACTCAGCAGCGTCGAACGCGCCACCGCGCGAGTCACCGGAGCGGTCGTCGACCGCATCGAGCTCGAGCGCGGCAAGGCGATCGAGACCGCCGCTCTCAACATCAGTGAGAACGGATTCGTCCAGACCGGCAGCTGGTCCCGCTCCGCCGGACACACAGTCACCGCCGCCACGCTGTGGTCGACGTCGGCAACCGCCAAGCCGCTCGACGACATCACCCTGTGGCGGGACGTGTACGTCGCCGCCAACGGCGAGCAGCCCGGCGCCCTCCTGCTCTCGAACCGGGTGGTCGCGGCTCTGGCCCGCACCGCGGAATTCCGGGCACTGTCCGCCACCACCGCCGGTACGCCGTCGCTGGTGTCGCTCGATGCGATCCAGGCTGTGCTGGCGGCGCACGGTCTGCCGCCGATCTACATCTACGACCGGCAGACCAAGGTCGGTGCCACCACCACGAAGGTGCTGTCCGACAACAAGGTGTTCATGCTGCCGGCTCCAGTCGATCCGTTCGACGCCGAAGGCACCGACCTCGGTGGCACGTTCTGGGGTCAGACCCTCGAGTCCAGCGAACCCGACTACGGCATCGAGGACGCCGAGCAGCCCGGTCTCGTGGTTGGTGCGTGGAAGACCCGCGATCCGATTGCGGTGTGGGTGCACTCGAACGCCATCGCGCTGCCGGTGCTGGCCAACGCTGATCTGTCGCTGGTCGCGACGGTTCTCTGACAGGAGGTAGCCGGTCATGAAGAAGATTCGTGACGACCTCGATGGGGTCGTGTACGTGCGTGCCGGCGCCGACGTCGTGACCCTCCGAGCGGGTGACGACGTGCCGGAAGGCGTGGACGTGGCCGACCACCTGGTGGCGGGCGCCGAGGCGCCGACTCCGAAGCGTCGCGGCCGGCCCGCGAAGGCGAGTGACGATGAGTCTGGCAACGGCGACTGACGTCGCGGCCCGGCTCGGCCGGGACCTGGACACCGACGAGACGGCGCGTGTCGAGGGACTGCTCGAGGAGGCCTCGGAGTTGGTGGAGGGCTGGTGCAACCGGTCCTTCACCGACCCGGTGCCATCCGGCGTACGCATTGTCACCTCGCGCATGGTTGCCCGAGTGTTCAGCGGTCCCGACAGCAGTGACCTCGGGTTCACAGTCCCTCCCGGAGCGGAGTCCACACAGGTGTCGGCTGGCTCGTTCCAGATGTCCCACCGATACGGCTCGGACTCGTCTTCGGGAAGCCCGTGGTTGTCGAAGTCCGATCGGGTGATGCTGCGCCGTTGGCGGCGTGGCGTGGCAAATGTGAGCATGTCGTGACTGCGTTCGCGTGCAGGATCCCGGTGCAGCTCGAGCGGTACCAGGCCGAAGCAGGCGAGGACGAGAACGGCAACGAGATCTCCGGGTATGCGCCGCCGGTCGAGGTACTTGTGTTCGGGTGGGAGAACCCCCGGACCAGACGCTCCGACGAACCGGTTCTGGCCGGCCATGAGCGAGTGCTCGTGGACGTCGACCTGTACGCCCCACAGTCCCTGAACATCGCCCCGAAGGATCGGTTGATCCTCAACGGGAAGCGGTTCGAGGTGCTCGGCTACCCCGACGACCCGAACAACAATCCATGGTGGCGGCCGGGCCTGGTCACCGTGAGCCTGCGACGGATCGAGGGATAGCGATGGCGAAGCAGCTGAAGGTCACCCACGCCCAGGGCGACGACGTGTTCCCCGGCGAACCACCGTTCGGAGTCGAGGAAGGCGTGCTGCTCGTGTTCCTCGACCGCCGGACCAACACCGTGGTCAAGGCATACAACCGTGAGGTGTGGGCGTACGCGGCATACGAGGAGGTGCCATGAGGATCGAGTTCAACCCCACGGCACTCTACGAGGTACGCCGCGAACCCGGCGTGATCGGCGAAGTTGAGCGGCACGCAGCCCGCATCACCACCGCTGCCGGCCGCGGATTCAAGTGGTCGTCCCGGCAGGGCATGAAACGCCCCCCAGGGCCGGTGGCGTGCCATCGTCTTCGCTGACACCTGGGGTGCTCGGCGCCGCGATGCCCGCGACAACCTGCTCATCAAGGCGATGGGCGGCGGCCGGTGAACTACTTCGGTGAAGCCCCAGCAGCGCAGCCCGTCGTCGTCGCCGCACTGAAGGCCGGCCTCGCCGCTCTCTCGGACACAGCGCACGTCGCGTCGACGTTCCGAGAAGGCCGCATGGTCAAGGTGTCCCGGATGAGCGGCGACGAGGACTTCGCCACCGATCACGCCGGGATCCTGCTCGAATGCTACGACTCCGACGAGGGCAAAGCCGAGCGGCTCGCACACCGCGTCAACCGACTCATGAAGGAAGCCCAGGGCCGTAGCTTCGCCGGCGGATTCATCACCCGGTGGACGAAGACCTCCGGTCCGGTGAACTACCCGGACGAGCAGACCAATCTGCCTCGGTTCCAGCTGACCGGTGACCTGACCCTGCTCATCCAGTGACTGCTTCTCCTGCTCACCCCTTGTCTCGGCCCGGTGCAAACGATGCCTGAAAGGGGCAATACATCATGGCTGTGAACGTGCTCAATGCGTTCGTCGGCACGCCTCCCGTCGACGGTGGCGTGTTCTTCCGAGCGCCTCTCGGAACGACCCTTCCCGCGGATGCGACCGCTGCGCTCGACCCGGAGTTCGCCGATCACGGTGCTGTCGGCGAGGACGGCATCACCGTCGCGCAGACCCGCGACAACACCGACATCAAGATGTTCGGCGGCAAGACCTTCGTCAACGTTCAGACGAACTACGACGAGACCATCACCATCACCCTCCTCGAGGACGACAACCTCGCGGTGCTGGAGACCGCGTTCGGTGACGCCAACGTGGAGACCACGGCGGCGACCACCACGCACGGTCTGCAGAAGACGATCTACCACACCGCGGATCCGCTGCCGATCAGCTCGTTCGTGGTCGACTGCATCTCGGGCAAGAAGTCGAAGCGGTACGTGGTGGAGAACGGCCAGGTCGTCAACGTCGCGGAGATCAAGGACGTCCACAACAACGTCACCTCGCGGACGCTGACGATCAAGACCTACGCGCCGACGTCGGTCGCTCTCAAGGGCGGCAACGTTGTCGAGTACCGCGACAACGGTGAGGTCACGGGCCCTTAGTCGGCTCGATCATCGGATCACTCTCCGCGGTGATCGGGCCGGATCTTGTCATCGAGTAGTGGAAGGCGGGTAACCCCTCATGGCTTACGAACGTCCTGAAATCGTCAGCGGGGTTACCCGTCTCACCAAGCAGCTGGTGGACGGAATCACCCTCGGTGTCGCTGAGGCACATTTCGACCTGGAAACGAAGCTCGACCAAACCGAAGTAGACGCCCGCGTACGTGCGGTCGGAGATGCCACTTATGCCCCGGCAGCTCTAGTGACGACGAGGTCGATCCGGACAGGGCCGGGCACGATCTTCCTGGGCGACTCGATCACCCAGAACCTGAACACCCTGACCAACCCGGACCAGCCGTTGTTCGGCGAGTCGTTCGCGACGTTAGTGCCGATCAAGTCGAACCAGCGGATCCTGTATTTCCGCAATGCCGGCGTCACCAACGACACCGTGCAGCTCGCCGCGGCCCGGCTACAGGCGGACGTGATCGCCCACCAGCCGGACCGGTGCGTGATCCTGCTCGGCACCAACAACACGAACCAGACGTCACCCACAATGGCCGACACCATGACGGCCTACGAGAACGACATCATCAAGCCGCTCCTGGCCGCGAGCATCGAGCCGATCATCTGCACGATTCCGCCTCGCAACGGAGTGCGTACGTCGGACGCGGCGACGTATCGGCGGCAGGGACAGTGGAACGCTTTCCTGCGCTCCATCGCCAACCGCTACCGGCTGCGGCTGGTCGACATGTACGCCGCCACCGTCGACCCGGCCACCGGCGACTACAAGTCCGGCTACACCGGCGACGGCGTCCACCCCAGCAAGGCCGGATACAAGGCGATGGCCGACGCATTCGTCAAGGACGCCGTCGGGGCATTCCCCGCCGAAGGTGTGCAGCTCGAACGCGATCGGTACTCGGCGATCAGCCTCGCCCCGAACCCACTGTTCCTCGAAGGGATGGGCGGCACCGGCAACGTCCTGCCCACCGGCTGGTCCGGATCAACGACCGGGTTCACCGCGACCCTCGAGGACCCGGTCGCCGGGGACGGACTCGAAGCCGGCCGATGGTTGAAGATCGTCAAGACCGACTCCGCGACGACGAAGAACATCAACTGGGTCAAGTCCCTGTCGTCACTGAGCACCGCCGGGAACGCGGTCGCGGTCGGCGACCGGATCGGCTGGGCTTCAGATACAAGCTCAGCGGGGGCGTCGACACCACGACGTATCTGACCGTCGCGCTTCGATACACCGATTCCGGCGGCGCGAACGTAAAGATCGTGACACCGATGAATCAGTTCCAGATGGACTCAGAGGGAGTGAACTACTACGAGTCCACCGTCCCCGCAAACTGCGCGAACCTGCGGTTCGATCTGTCGTTCTCGACCGCATCGTTGCAGACGCTGTATCTCGGTCAGCTCACCGTCCGTAATCTCACCGGGTTGGGTCTGCCTGCGCTGATCAGGCCGTAGCCGACGTGAAGACAGGCCGTAAGGCGCTATTCCGACTGCGGGGCAAGCGGTTTGAGCTGCGTGCCGAACGCGCGCCACATACGTACACTACCTCGGGTGACTCTCGTGATTGCATCAGTGGTACGCAATTATGCTTTCCATGTCAGTGATCGTCTCGTGACGTACCAGTCACGGACGAAGTCTGGTGCAAAATCATGGGATATTGCGGCCAATAAGACGATAATCGTGATTGGCCGGGACTGTTGGCTGGTGTTGGGGTACACCGGTCTGGCGTATTTGGACGGGAAGCCTACCGACCAGTTTATTGCCGAAGCAATTTCTGGAGTCCCGGATCTGGAGAAGTCGGGATTTGTTGGGTGGGCAACGCCGGAAGATCTGCATTTCGAAGGAATTATGCTGCGGATCGAGAAGGCGATTCAGTCCGCCTACAGGAGCTACCGCCGACGCATCGGGCTCACCCACTCATCCTGAACTGTGCCGGGATTCAATTGACTAAGCCGCGTCTCAGGCAGCTCCTCGTTCATCTGCAGTTCTCGAAGGACGGAACGGAAAGAACGAACCACACTGATCCGTTTCAGCCTGCGGGGCGGTTTAATACCATGCCTATCGGGAGCATCGACCTTCAAATACTTGACAGGGCTCGAGCCGCGTTGCGTGAGCATGGGAGTGAATCGCCCGAACGATTCCGGGAAATCTTGATGGACTGCGTTCAAGAAACCGGAAAGAGGTCTGATGTCGTCGGCGAGGACGTTATGGCTGTGACGTTTGTTCCGTATGCGAACAAGATTGAAGTAATGTTCAGGCTGGCGTCACCATCGGGTGCCCCAACCTTGCCGCGCGTGCATGCCAAGAACGAGGCACTGGATGCCGCTCCAAAGGTGTATACACCGTATGCGCTCTTGCCGGGAATGATCCTCTGTCCAGCGGTTGCCACACCTGGGGGATGGAACGTCGGTGGGCTGACCTACGAGATTCTCGGTCCGGAGACTCAGGGAGTCGCCTTCTACGGATCGCATCCGCGCAGGCCAAGTCCATAGGCTGTATCCATTGACCGCTACAAAGCAACGGCCCCGCCGATGAATGGGAACCGTCCGGCGGGGCGTGGCCGCCGGACGGGGGAGAACGGCGACCAAGATCAACTCTAAGTGGTCAGCGGTCACCCTGCAGACCTCCCGCCCGTAGGGCTCACTACCGGCCGATGCCACCACCCGGTGAGGACCGATGCGAAACCCCGCCGGAGAGAGCTTGGGGGCAACTCCGGCGGGGCTTCGGCCGCCGGGCAGGGGGGGTGCCGACGACTGTGAGGAATCCTACGGCTCCGACGATCGAGCTGTGAAGTATCCGCCGGTGAAGTGCTCACTACCGACAGTCGGGTCGACCTGCACGGCCCCCTGCGGCGCACAGGCCGACCCGACCCCATCGAGGATCACACACGGCCCTGAGAAATAGATGAGCCGCCCCAGGAAGAGGGAAAGCCCCGCCGGGGAATCAACTCCACTCCGGCGGGGCTCCCGGCCGCCGGCAGGGGGGATGCGGCGGCCAACGCCGCCCGACAGCAGGGGGATGCGCGGGCGACTGACGAAGACTTTACTTCAACATTGAACGACCCTGAACGTCGCCCCCGTGCCGGTCGATAGTCCCGACACCCCGATCACGAGAGGCTGGCTGCATCACTATTGCCGCTGAGCCGCAAACGCCGCGGGCTGCTTCTTAACCCGCGGCGCCCCCGGGCGAACACCTCAATCGCCCGGGTGGCGATGTCATACCCGCGACCAGCGGTCGTAAACGCCACTACTCGACGTAGAGCGATGCGATATTGCCGCCGAGGCCGATGAGCACGCCGAGCACGATGAATACAGGCCCGCGAGCCCTCTGCCAGGTCGTAGCGGCTTGCTCAATGACGAAGAGGCCGGAGTCGTCTGGGTCTTCACGTAGGTATGTCGTCACCGTGGCGAATAACCCGTAGAGCTCGGATACTGCTGCGGCTACGAACACGGTGAGAAGCCAGTTTGTGGAAGACACCCGAGCAGTCTGCCCGATCGCTGTCGGCGCCTACCGCGCTCAAGAAAGGCGCCGTCAGGGCATAGCAACCTGGCGGGGCCTTCGTCGTATCCGCCATGGGGACGGCGGCTCATCCAAGCTAGCCAACCCCACTCCAGACACCCACTCACACCGGTGAGGTGTCCCTCACGCTCACCCGGCGGGTCGTTCACACCCCACTTGCACCGGGCCCGCCCCGCCGGGTGGGTCCACCCCGGCCCGGTGCCGACGCAACACAACTACGAGAGGCCTGGTGCAAACATGGCTGCATTCCGAATCACCCCCGCCCACGACCCCGCCGTCCAGATCGAGTTCGAAGTCCCCATCAAGGGCCGACAGAACCCGCTGTTCTTCGCCGTGCCTCGCCTCCAGTACTTCCCCCTCGACATCTCTCAGCAGTACAAGGACTGGTTCAAGGAAGCCACCGAGAAGAACGAGGCCACCGACCGGGCCTGCACCCTCAAGCTCCTCGAGCTGCTCGTCCCCAAGTACCACGACACCCTGGCGAAGCTCACCGACGGTGAGCTGACCCAGATCTCCGAGCACTGGGCCACGCAGTCGAAGGCGGGACTGGGGGAATCTTCAGCCTCCTCGGATTCCTAGAAGACGAGGAGGCCTGCGAGGCACTCCAAAGCGACCTACTCGAACGCGGCCGCACCCTCGACCGGCTCGGCACCGCAGACCTGTCGTGGTGGGATCTGTGGTGCATCATCCGCTGGCTACCCCTCCATTCGGCACTGAGTCGTTACCGGCACCCGGACGACTGGTGGAAGTCACCGGAAGTGCAGGTCAGCGCAATCCAAGTCGACGAGATCCGGATCGGTAACTGGCAACGCGCCGGCGGCACCCGAGTAGGGCCGCTCCCCGAACCGCTCCTCGGCATGAAGGAAGAACCGGCAGACAAGCCGCCGGCCAAACCGAAGATGACGGCGGCCGAGGTCCGCGACGAACTCGCCAGACGTCGCGAAGCCCGCTCCACCCGGGCGTCATAACCGAACACCGACGAGACCCCCAGCCCCAACCCGGCTGGGGGTCTCCGCATACCTGGAGGTGATCAGTGGCAGTCGAGCTCGCCACCGGGTACATCAGCATCGTCCCGGAAACCAGCCGCGTCATCCCCGGCGTGCGCTCTGCCCTGTCCGGCGTCGACCGCCTCGGCGACGAAGCCGGCCGCGGTATCGGCGGCCGCATGTCCGAAGGCATCACCTCCAGCCTGAAGAACCTGGCCGTCGCGGGCGCCGGTGCCGCGATCGCCAAGCAGGTCTTCGGCCTGGGCAACTCGTTCACCAACGAGCTGAACACCATGCAGGCGGTCTCCACCGCGACCGTCGACCAGATGAACCGGGTCAAGGAAGCGGCCAAGGCTCTCGGCGACGACGCCCAGCTCTCCAACACTTCGGCCACCGATGCCGCCGCGGCAATGTCGGAGCTCGCCAAGGGCGGCTTCACCGTCGACCAGTCGATGGCCGCTGCCCGCGGCACCCTGCAGCTCGCCGCCGCCGCGCAGATCGATGCGGCCTCGGCCGCCACGATCCAGTCCCAGGCGCTGCAGGCGTTCGGCCTGAACGCCGACTACGCCGCCCAGGCCGCCGACGTCCTGGCCAACACGGCCAACGCCTCGTCGGCGGAGATGACCGACGTCGCCTACGGCCTGCAGGCCGTAGGCACGGTCGCCAACCAGTTCGGGCTGTCGCTCGAGGACACCGCCGCCGCACTCGGCCTGTTCGCCAACGCCGGCATCACCGGATCCGACGCCGGCACCCTGCTCAAGTCGGCGCTGCTCGCGCTGACCGACCAGGGCAAGCCTGCACAGAAGGCGATCGAAGAGCTCGGCCTGACCGTCTACGACGCGCAGGGCAAGTTCATCGGCATGCGTGCCCTGTTCGGGCAGCTGGAGCGGGCGTCGTCGAACATGACGCCGGAGATGTACCAGGCCGCGACGGCGACGCTGTTCGGCTCCGACGCGATGCGCCTCGCCGGCATCGCTGCTGAGCAGGGCGCCACCGGCTGGGACTCGATGCGTCTCTCCGTCGAACGGGAAGGCGCCGCGGCCGAGGTCGCCGCCGCCAAGACCCAGGGACTGCCGGGTGCGCTGGCCGCGATCCAGAACAGCGCTGAGACCCTCGCACTGGAGATCTACGACCTGGTAGACGGACCCCTCGCTGCTCTGGCATCCAAGGGTGCAGAGCTGATCTCGACCGTCACCCCGAAGCTGATGGACGGCTTCGCCGCCGTCGGCGAGATTCTCGCCCCTTACGGGGAGCAGATCGCCGGCGCCTTCGATTCCGTCGCCGAGTCAGGGAAGCTCACCGAGTGGGGCCACGAACTCGCCGAAGTCTTCGGTGACCTTGCCCAGACCGGGGCCGCGCTGGTGCCTCCGATCATGTCGATCGGACAGGCCCTCGTCACCGCAGGTGCCGCGATCGGGATCGGCACGTGGGAGCTGCTGCTCAACACACTCGACTCGATCGCCCCGATACTCGACGCCACACTCGTGCCCGCGCTCGAGGGCGTCGCGGCGTTGATGCAGCAGAACCAGGTCGCAACGACCGCGTTCGTCGGCGGATTCGCACTGTTCGAGACAGTCCCGAGCCTGATCGACGACATCAGGGGCCCGTTCGAAGAAGTCACCAGCCGGGTGTCCTCCGCGATCGACACGGTCCGATCCTTCGGTTCCGACATGCGCGGCGCCGGACAGTCATCCCGGGTTGCCGGCGTGCAGCTCGGACGGTTCGGGTCCGCGGTCGATCGCATCGGGCAGCGCGTCCCGATCATCGGCGCAATGCAGACGTCGTTCCTGAACGCTGCACAGAGCGCGGAGCGCTTCGGTCGTACCGCCGGTGCGGCCGCGGCTGCGTCCACCGGACTGAAGGCAGCAGCCTCCGGTGTCGCGAACGCCTTCGGTGGTCCGCTCGTCGCCGGTATCGGAGCCGCGATCCTGCTGGGAACCCAGCTGATCGGCGCCATGGACGACGTGTCGAACTTCCAGGAGTCGGCGAAGAAGTCGTCCATCGAACTGGCCGACGCCCAGTACGAAGTCGCAGAAGCGTTCGCCCGCACATCCGGTGCGATCAACGACGAGTCCCTCAAGGCCGTCGAGCAGCAGGTCTCCACCTTCCGCTCGACCCTCGAGCAGACCGCCGCGGACGCACCCGGCTTCTGGGCCGACGTCCTCGCCGGCTTCGGGTACGAAGAGGTCGGCCGGAATGCCCGCGAGGCCGCGCAGGAAGCCGGCCGAATCGCCGAGGAAACATCGAAGGCGCTCAACAACATCGAGGTGACCGACGCCGAACTGGCCGCGACCCTGGCCGGGTCGGATGCGGACTGGGCTGCCTTCATCACCCGTCTGCGGGATGTCGGTGGCGCAAGCGACGACGCCGTCGCCAGCCTGCAGCAGCAGCGCGAGGAAATGCTGCAGCAGAGGGAAGCTGCCCGCAACGTCACCCCCGGCATGGTCGAGCTGTCCGACTCGATCAAGGTCCTCGCCGACGAAACGTCCTCGGCTGATCAGAAGACGTCGGCACTGAAGGATGCCCTCGTCGCTCTCGGCGTGATCCCGCAGGACGCCAAGCAGGCTCTGTCCGAGTACGGCGAGACGATCTCCGAGATCGTCAGCAAGTCCACCGGCGCAGCGGATGCGTCCGACGGACTCGGCCAAGCCATGATCGACGCCAACGGCCAGCTGGACGTCCTGAAGAACGCCGGCGCTCGTGGGCTGAACGACTCGCTGCAGGAACTGGCCAACAAGTTCCTGCAGGTGTCGACGGAGACCGGCAACTCGTCCCGGGCGTACCAGGAGGCCATGCCCGCGCTGCAGGCCCTGGCCGAGCAGTACAACCTGCCGATCGAGAAGATCCAGCAGTTCGCTCGCGAAGCGGGCATGGCCCCGGACGTCATCAGCACCCTGGTCAACCTCGTCGGTGTCGAGACGGCCGATCAGCAGCTGGCCGGGATCGCGCTGCGCATCGCGCAGATCGACCCGGACAAGCCGAAGACGGTCACCGTTCTCGGGCTGACGCAGGACGCTGAGGACAAGCTGACGTCCGTCGGCGTCAAGGTCGAGCGGCTGCCCGACGGCACCGTTCGAGTCACTGCAGATACGGCGGAAGCACTCAACGCCCTCGCCGATCTGCAGCGGCCACGCGACGTGACCCTGCGGGTCCGCACCCAGATGGACCCGGCTGCTCGGGCCGCGTACTTCGGAAACGCCAGCGTCCAGGGACCGTTCGCCACCGGTGGCACGATCCCGTACAACGCCGACGGCGGCACCATCACCGGGCCCGGCACCGGAACGTCGGACAGCATCCTCGGGATCGACCGCTACACCAAGATGCCCACCTCATGGGTATCCGCTGGTGAAGAGGTCATCCGAGAGAAGTCGGCATCGAAGTGGCGGTGGCTGCTCAAGGCCATCAACCGCGACGACCCACGCCTGGAGAACATCTTCGACGGGCTGCCCATGTTCTCCAAGGGCGGCACCGTCAAGAAGGCACTCGATGCGGCGCAGTCCGTCACTGGGAACGGGTACGAATGGGGCGGGACCGGCCCCAGCAACTTCGACTGCTCCGGCTTCATGGGATGGCTCCAGCAAATCCTCATGGGGGCATCACCGTCGGAGGCCGGTGGTCGACGCCTGTACACCACCTACTCGCTGATCGGCGGACAATCCGCCGGTCTCGAACCGGGACCGGGGCCTGCCGGCACGGTGTTCATCGTCGGAACTTCCGACGAGCACATGGCTGGCATCCTCGCCGGGCAGCCGGTCGAGGCCGGCGGCGGGCACGGAACCTCCCGCATCGGGTCTCCAGCTGTCGGCGCGTTCGATGGGCAGTTCCACTCGATCTACCACCTGCCCAACGAACTGATCGAAGGCGAGGACGACCTGTCCTCGTCCGGAATCGGCACCAGCGCGCTGGCTGACTCTCCGACCACGAAGAAACAGGAGTGGACGGAGAAGGACCAGCTAGACCTCGAGTCCGCCCGGGTCGCAGTGATTCAGGCGCAGGAAGCCCGGGACAAGGTCTACAACAACCCGAAGAAGTCCGATGCAGACAAGCAGCAGGCGGACTTGAAGGTGGAGCGCGCCGAGCTGAAGGTCCGTCAGCTTGAGCAGAAGCGCGACGGAGTCGGCATCGCCGGAGCGATCTCGACCGAACCCGCACCGCCCCTGACCGGGGAGATGGGGGACGACGCGATCACTCTGCGGCAGGCGGAGATCTCGGTCCTCGACGCCCAGATGGCTCGCGACAAGGTCTACAACGATCCCGAGTCCACATCGCTGGACAAGGAGAAGGCCGACATCGCGGTCTACCAGGCGCAGAACAGTCTCGAAGAGACGAAGAAGCGCCTGGAGGAAGAGGCGGAAAAGGAAGCCTCCGGCGGCGGAAAGGGCACCGACGGGTTCTCTCTCAAGGACCGACTCAAGAAGTTCGGGTCGGACTTGGCTGGCATCGCGGTCGACGCGTTCTTCGAGATCGTCGGATTCGAGTCGCGCTGGCTCGACATTCCGATCCCGGAATACAAGGCGCCGACGAAGGGCTCGACGGTCAACAAGAAGTCGGGCACCGGCAAGGACGCTCCAGCGCCGAAGGGGATCCAGGAGCTGCTGTTCCCGCTGCAGAACATCCCTGGGTCCTTCCCGTTGGAAGACCTCCAGCGGCAAGCCCCGATGACCCCCGGTACCCCGGGGTGGGTCGAGGCATGGCTGAAGGTGCTGCCGAAGGACGCGAAGCTACCGCTTCACGACGACGGTGGCTGGCTCATGCCGGGCCTGAATCTGAACCTCACGACGAAGCCGGAACCGGTGCTGAACCCGAAGCAGCTCGATGCGCTGTACCGGGTCGCAGATGCCGGCGCCGTCCAACCGCAGGTTCAACCCGTGGCCCCGTCCGACTTCTCCGTGAAGATCTACAACCCCACGTTCGCCAATCAGAGCCAATTCCTGCGTGAAGCAAACGCCATGCAGGAACGGCAGATGATGCGCCATGCAGGGAGGCCCCTCTGATGCCGTCGATGACCATCAACATCCACGGTTGTGACGGCTCATTCTGGCCAGTGCACGGAGAGAACGCAGGGGCAGAAGGCGTCGCCCTGGGACAGGACCAGGTCAAGGGCCTGTTCTCGGTTCCAGGGCGCACCTTCTGGAAGTCTGCGCAGCGTCAAATCGGCGGCACCATGAAGGGATTGTGGTACGACCCGAGAGATCTCGCCCTCGGGTTCCATGTCGCAGCAGGTCGGGTGCGTGGCGGAGACCAGGAGGACTTGCTCTCCCGGTTCCGTCAGGCATTCGACTTCCGCGAAGACCAGTGGGACCACGATGCGAAGCTGCCGATGGTCGAAGTCATTGCTCCGTCTGGCAGTGCACGGTTCCTCGACGTGCAGCTGTACGAGGCGCCGGACTTCAACCCAGGTATCGATCCGCTCGTCGTCGGACACGGCAACCCGATCATGCCGCTGCGTGCCGGGATGCCCTTCTATTACGAGGAACCCGAGATCACGACCTGGGCGACGACCAGCGCGTCGGGTACCGGTGAGATCGAGGTGGAGAACCCCACCGATCAGCCGATGCTGCACAAGTGGATCGTCACCCGCGGCGACTGGACTCTCCCGGACGTATCCTGGGAAGGCCCGCCGTACAACCGACGGCCCGGAGTGTCGAAGCAGACCGGCCGCGATGACCGTGACCGCAAGATCCTGCTGCCCCCGATCACCGCGCTCGAGGGCGGCGCCACCGTCGACCTCGACGCAATGGAACTGATGATCCGCGACGCTGCGGACACGAACCTGCTGGGTCGAATGCCGGTTCCAGGAAGGTTCTTCGAGTACTGCATCCCACCGAAAACACAGCGGCAGACGCTGCCGGTGTCGGTGGCGAACGCCCCCGCCGGCGGGGCGATGGTGAAGCTCGTGCAGCCGCGCTGGTGGTCGGAGCCGATCGGCGGACAGTAACCCCCGCAGCACATCTGAATAGAGGAGGTGACACGTGACCGTCATCGACCACGAGCTCTCGCTGGAAGAGCAGTGCGAGGCGATCTGGGCCGCCACCCAGGAGAACGCACGCAAGGAACAGCAACTCAGGCAGATCCCACCGCTCGTTCGTTTGTGGGACGGCGAGATGCGCCTGCAACACGTCGTGCAGGCCGAGTACGCAGTCACCGCCGAATTGATCGACGGGGACACCGGTCCGATCGAGATCCGGCACCCCTTCGATCACCCCGTCGGGCAGTGGCTGTTCGACGAACACGGACGCATCCAGCGCGGCGAGAAGCGCAACATCAACATCACCATCGACTACTGCGAGTCCCGCATCGCCGGGCTGCTCGAGTACGTCGAGCTGGAGTTCGACGAGAACGGCGACCAGGTCATCGTCGCCCGATTCGCATCGGACTACGAGCGGCTCAAGTGGTACACGGTCTGGGCTAATCCCTGGCTCCCCGAATGGATTCAGTTCCCGCGGGTGTTCATCGCGGCCGGCCCGATCCCGTGGCTGCTTGCGCTGCTGCTGGATCTGCAGGTGCAGCGTGAACGAAACAGCACGTGGGCAATGCCATCGGATCCGATGGACCCGTCCCAGCGCGGCGACCTGGACCAGTCCACCTGGTCGATGGTGGTCAAGCCGATCAGCTTCATGGACGCGATGGCGTCCGGTGCCCTGTGGGGGATCGCTGCGTCGCGGTTCAAGAACTTCCACGACCTCGCTAAGCCGATGTACCAGGACGGCGAGATCACCCCGGTCATCCGCTGCTATCTGGAAGGCGACCCGCCGCCGTGGCCGGGCGCGAACCTGCGGCACGGCACCCGAGTTGTGTCGTTCGAGGACATGTCCGGCCGCTACACCACCGGCACCGCCACTGGCGGCAGCATCTGGGACGGCCTGATCCGCACGATCAGTGAGTTCGTCGGGGACTTCATCGACTCCACCTCGAATCTCGCCACCGACACCACCATCCCGGTGGAGTACTTCGAGCCGGGCAGCAAGCGGACGCAGAAGGAACTGCCGTTTGCGTTGTGGCGGGACGGGGAGATCACCGGCCTCGAGTCGTACCGGTTCCGCAAGACCCCGTCCAAGGGCATCCAGGTCATCACAGGCGGGCACTCGATGCCCGGCGTCAACGAGCTCATAAGCGCCACCATCCAATTGATCGGTGACCTGACTGCGATGATCCCCGGCGTCCCGCCGTTGGGTGGTGTGGCGGACGCGATCCTCCGGCCGTTCTACGAGGACACGATCCTCGCCTGGATGGTCGCCCGGTCCGCGGCGCGCGCGAACACTCAGGGCTGGACGCGGTACTTCGAGTACCTCGCCGCTGACGGCGGCAAGGCGTACACCATCTCGTCGCTGATGGTGCTGCGCGCCGGCTTCTGGGCGACCCGCTCCTACGAGTCCCACGAGTTCGCGGCGCGGGACGGCGCACCGTATCTGATCTCAGAGACCGGGCATGTGTGGCTCGGGGACCGCGGTGGTTACACCATCCGCGGCGACAAGACCGGCCGCATCTACATCGACCGCATCACGAAGGTCCGCCTGTCGTGGGACCGCGAAACCCCACCGGAGTGGACGCTCACGTTCGGTGACGACCGGGCACTCGAGGACCCGGTCCAAAGGGCATGGGAACGCATCGAGGCGATCGTGTCGTCCCTGCAGCAGCTCGGATTCTGACCTGACCCACCGAGGGAGAACTGTGGACGTCAAGGACTACCCGAAGGTCGACGGCAAGTCGTTCGACGAATGGCCAGCGTGGGAGGGGCGCGGTCTGCCTCTCCGGGAGAACTGTGACCTGACGAATCCGAGGCAGGCCATGCTGTGGACATTCACTGCGATGCCCGGGTTGAAGGGCGCGCCACTGCCGTTCCCCACCGAGTACTTCGAGCTGCTCAGCTACCACCAGTGGATCCTCGGCAACCGCCCGGTGGTCGAGCCGTTGTTGAAGTACCGGCCGCCGAAGAACATTGTCGCCGACCGGTGGACCGCACAGGGCGATTGGGTCGATCTCAGCGAACCGGATGCGCCACGACCGACGATGGCGGACATCGTTGCGAAGCTGCCGCAGCAGGACCGCGCCGAACTCAAGACCCTGATCCTGGACAAGCTCGGCGTCGAGGACGTCCCAGACCCGGCGGTCCCCGCCGGCTACTTCCGCGTCGAGGACATCGCGAAGCGCCTCGGCATCGGCATCAAGCAGGTGCAGGCGCTGCTGGAGAGCTTCGGCATGAAGTCCAACGCTGGCGACCTGGTGCATCACAACATCGCGGATCGCATCACTGCGCATCTGGGGTTGTGAGATGGCTGATCCGGATCGCATCGACATTCCGCGTCTGGCTCGGGTGCTGGGTATGACGAGGACGCAGGTGGAGGACGCCTGCGTGGAGGCTGGGCTGGATCCGGTCGGCGGCATTCATCGCAGTTACGAGGAACGGGTCCGGCAGGTAATCCGCCGCTGGGCCCTGGAAGGGAGGCTGTGATGGCCGAGAAGGTACTTCCGTACGACCGAAGCATCGTGCCCCAGGAAACGGGGTGGTTCTGCGGGCCGGCGTCGACGCAGGTGGTGTTGAACAGCCTCGGCCTCCGGGTCACCGAACAGGACATGGCACGCGAGCTCCGCACTCACATGGGCGGCACCGACTGGATCGGTCAGTTCCCGGCGGTGCTGAACAAGCACACGAACGCCGGCTACTTCCACGTGGAGATGCCGCACGATCCGCCGTCGGCGGAGCAGAAGGAACGGCTGTGGCGTGACATCGTCGCGTCGATCAACGGCGGCCGCGGTGTCATCGCGAACATCGTGGCCCCACCGTCGAACTACCCGCGGGGTGTGAAGGGTTCGGTGTCGCCGTACTACCACGGCGGCACGGTCTACCACTACTTCGCGGTGATGGGCTACGACGATGCGAATCCGCGTTCGGTGTGGGTCGCGGACAGTGGTTTCCAGCCGCAGGGGTACTGGCTGTCGTTCGATCAGTTGGCGTCGCTGATTCCTCCGAAGGGGTACGCCGCGGCTCCGGGCCCGGCGGCACCGCCGCCGGCGGCGAAGCCGGAGTCTGGGATGGATGCGAAGGTACTCGCCCGGGCGATGGGCGATGCGGTGTCGGCGGAGCGGTACGCGAAGCTGGCGCCGGCGTTCATCTCGGCGATGGTGCAGGCCGGGTGCACGACGATCGAGCGGGCCGCGATGTGGTGCGCCCAGCTCGGGCACGAATCCGTCGGGCTGCGGCACATGGAGGAGATGGCCGACGGTTCCGCGTACGAGGGTCGCGCTGATCTCGGGAACTTTCAGACCGGGGACGGGCGCCGGTTCAAGGGCCGCGGCCCGATCCAGGTCACCGGCCGCCACAACTACACGAAACTCAGCGAGTGGGCGCACGGCAAGGGCTACGTTCCCACCCCTACGTACTTCGTGGACAACCCAACCGCGCTCGCTGACGACCGGTACGGGTTCCTCGGCGCCGTCTGGTACTGGACCGTGGCACGGCCACAGATCAACGATCTGTGCGACAAGCGGGACATCGTCGGCGTCACGCGCGCGATCAACGGCGGCACCAACGGCTTGCCGGACCGCACTCTGCGCTGGAACCGCTGCCTCGAGATCGGCGCGGCACTGCTACCCAACACAGGAGGTGATGCGCCGATGAGCGCAGCCGAAGTACAGGAGATCAAGGACTTCATCGTCGCGTTCTGCGGGCCGATCGGGGCAGACGTGAAGGACAACCGGCAGCAACTCACCGGCGCCCGCAACGACCACGACGGATACCCGGGCTGGCCGCAGCTCGGCGGCCGCACCATCGTCGACGCCCTGTCGCAGGTGCTGCAGAACCAACGCAACCTGTTCGACCAGATCGAGCAGCTCAGAAAGGGTGACGCGTGATGACGTTCGCTGAGATCCGCAAGTTCGCCGTCGCCGCCCTCACCGCGGTCGCGGCGATCATCCCTCAGGTCCTCGGCACGCTGGCCGGGGTGATCCCGGAGAACGTCGCCTCGGCGCTGACGATCGTCGCGGTGACGGCCGGCGCGATCCTGGTGTGGCTGGTCCCGAACGCCCCGCAGGACCCGGTAGCGAAGGTGCGGTCGAGCATCGACAAGCTGGGCCCTCTGCTCGAGGTGATCCAGGACCGTGTGCGCCGCGAAGTGAACTCCCGTCTGCCGCTACCTCGTGTTGACGTCAACATTGGCGGAGGCGGTGGTGGAGGACAGTCCACATTCGGCACACCAATCGTCCATCCCGATCCTCGACCTGAGTCCGACCCGTTCGTCGTGCCGCCAGTCGGGCGGTAACCCGTGGAGGAGTTCGCCGGAGTCGCCATCGCCGACCTCGGCTTGTCCGGTCTGCTGTCCCTCGCCGTCCTGCTGATCCTGGCGGGCGGCCTGATCCCACGCACCCTGCATCGGACGATCGTCGCGATCCAGCAGCAGCGCATCGACAAGCTCGAGGAACTGCTCGATAAGCGCGATGCGCAACTCGACCGGCTGATTCCGGCAGCTGAGACATCCGCGGACGCGCTGGAGAAGATCCAGCGCGCCGCAGACTCGGTCGAGGGTGGGTGATCAGTGATGCGGTGGATGTGGCACAGAGCGGCACAGGAGAAGCAGCGGCTCGAGGAGACACACAAAGCACTCGAGCGCGAGTCGGAGCGGGAGAAGAGGGTGAATGAGGTGTTGGCCCGGGTGGACCGGCTTGCACGGCGGAACCATTTCGGGGAGTCGGCGGCGGTGGCAATGCGTAGGCGGCACGCATGAGGCGCGCGGTACTGGCGGTGGCCGCTCTGCTGTGCGCCGCGGTGGTGGTGTTGTTCGATCCGCAGGAAGAGGCACGGATCCTGCTGACAACGATGACAGTGCTGGCATGGCTGTTCGTTGGCTTGTACGGGTGGCGGTCGCCGTGGCGATCCACCGAGGCTGGCAAGACCCTGATGTTCACGGCGGCCGCCCTGGGGCTGATCGGTTTGCAGCTGATGACCGTGTGGTGGTTCGGGGACTACGCGTGGCGCAACGAGGTCCGGGCCGTCACGGTGATCGCGCTGGTGTTGTCGCTGCTGCATCGCCTAGTGGTGCTGTGGAAGTTCCAGCACGAGGAGGTGACACGTGACCGCACCTGACCAGTCATCCCCCTCCGGGTCACTCGGGCCCGGGCTGTTCGCTCAGCGGCAGGCCATGACCGAGGACGACGCCAAACGGCAGATGCGCAGCAACAACCTGGCGCCCTGGGGCAAGGCGCAGGAGAACATGCAGGCGTACATGGCTGGCGTCGGCCGCGAAGTCACCCGCCTCGACAACCGCATCGACGAACTGATCATCGGTGGCGAGCTGGTGCACGTCGCCACGTTCTCCGAGTCCGGCGTGTGGGTGAAGCCGCCTGGCGCGGCCCGGGTTGTCATCGCGACGATCGGCGGCGCATCGGGCGGCGGCCACGGCAACAACAGTGAGAGCGCCAGCGACTCGGCTCGCGGTGGCCTCGGCGGATACTCGGGTGGCTGGTCACGTGGACAGATCAACGCCTCCAACCTGCCCGACAACGTGGCCGTGGTCGTCGGCGCCGGAAGCTCCGGTGCCACATCTGTCGGCAACGCCCCGACGGCAGGCGAATCCAAGTTCGGCGATCTCGTCATTGCCACCGGCGCGACCGGAACGAACTACGGCACCGGCGACTACTCGTTCCTGGTCCGCGGCGGTACCGGCGCCTACGCCACCGGCTCCCGCCTCTACGGCTGGAGGATGGTTGGCGCGACCTACGGCGGCGCCGGATCGTTCAATCCGGGCGGTGAGGCCGGCGTCCCAGCCGGGTCCGGCAACCCCGGCAACAACGGCTACTCGATCACCGAGGTCGGCAAGATCGGCATGGGATCCGGCGGCGGTGGCGGCGCATTCCACAACGGCAGCGGCAACGGCGGCCGCGGCGGCGACGGAGGATGGCCGTCCGGTCCGGGTGGCGGCGGTGGTGGTTCGAACCTCGGCGCCTCCGGCAACGGCGGCAACGGCGCCGGCGGAGTCGTCATCGTGATGACCTACCGCGAAGACAAGCTCGGCGTCGCACCCACCGCTCCGACCGGGCTGGCCGCATCGAACATCACCTCGACCGGAGCCACGCTCACATGGTCCGCATCAACCGACGACATCGGCGTCCGGCGATACGCGGTCTTGGTCAACGGAACAGAAGTCGGCAGTTCTGACACGACGACATACACGTTGACCGGCCTCAATCCGTCCACGACGTACAGCATCGTGGTTCGCGCGATCGACCTCGGCGGGAACGTCTCAGGCAACGCGACCCTGTCCCTGACGACCGCGGCAGCATAGGAGGAATTGGCAGTGCCAACTGCAACCATGGTGGCCGACAACCTGTCCGGGTTCGCTGGACCCGGTACGCTGTACCGCGTCGACCCGCCGATGAAGGGCACCGAGTACGTACTGCTGTACTACCGGCCCGAGATGTTCGGCCAGTCCGGACAGCTCATCGTGATCCTGTCGGACCAGTACGGGGCTGTGTTCGGTAGCGACGTCCGCCCTCAACAGGGGTCATACGTGACCGACGAACGGGGTGTGAACCACTCTCTGGCCCTGATGCTGGCCGGTGACTACACGATCGTCGAGGAGGTGGAGTAGATGATCACTGCGACTCTGCTGATCTGGGGCTGGGTCCTGCTGATGCTGGCCGCCGGGGGTGCGCTATGAGCATGGGATGGACCCCCGTACGTGACGACATCGTTCTGACCTCGGGCGACTGGATCTTCGCACGCGAGAACAGAAGCGGTGACTTACCGCCAGGAACTACCGCGGAAGTGAAATGGGCGAACGGCATAACTTGGCCGGCCACGATCGATGGTGCCGAAGTCTCCTGGCGAATCGAAGCGGCGCAAGCAGCACTGATTCCGGACGGGACGTGGTTCGAAATCTTCGTCCGCTACCCCAACAACCTGGTCGGCGGCGGCGCGACCGACGACCACGTGTGGCGCATCGGCCGGGCCCGCCGCATCAAGAACAGAACCCAGTAGGAGCACTCTTATGGCACTGTCCGAAGTCTCTACCCGCAACAATCTCGCCGACCGGTGGGCGTCTCTCGGTGCGACCTACAGCCTGCACAACGGCGACCCGGGTGCCGGGGGAACCGCAAACGAACTGTCCGGCAGCGGATACGCCCGGCAGAACACCACATGGGGAGCTGCCACCAACGGCACAGTAACCGGCTCACAGCTGGTCTTCACCGTCGGCAACGTGAACGCCACGTGGGCATGCCGCTGGAATGGCACCACGCTGCTCGACCGCATCGACATCACCGACGTCGCAGTGTCGCCGTCCGGCGAGATCCGCTTCACCCCCACCTACACCCAAAGCTGAGGTGACGGTGATGTTCCCCGCCGCCGACACGGGGGTCGACGAGTTCCCCGCCGCAGACGATGCACCCGCCTTTTTCCCGGACTTGGTGCTCGATTGGGCAGAGTTCCCGCCTCCGCCGCCCCTAGTAATGTTCGTGATTGCCGAGGTCACCGGGGAAGGTGTTCCCTACGCGGCGGTCGGAGCGATTCCGGTGCACCCGGTGGCGGTGATCGGATCCGGATCCGCGTCTGGTACTTCCACCCCGGTTGCGAGTACCACCGTTGCGGTGTCCGGTAGCGGTCTGGCGAAGCTCGTCTACGGGGAGATCATCGTTGTCGATGTGACCGGATCCGGCTCGGCCGGCGCGACAGTCATCCCGGTGGTGAACCCTGCGGTTGCTGTCTCTGGATCCGGGACGGGCGCCGCGACGATCGTCCCGGTCGTGAATCCGGCCGGCGGGGTGTCCGCGGCCGGCACGGCCTCGGCGACCGTGGTTCCTGTTGGTGTCGGGGCGGTCGCCGTATCCGGTTCCGGAGTCGCGGCTGCCACGGCGGTGGGGGTGCCTTCGTTCCAGCCGTCCGGCATGAACAAGTCGGGCACCCAGAGCTTCACCACGTCGTGGGCAAAGCTACTCGGATGGGCGGCGGACACGGCGAACTACCCTGGGTCGACGGTCACGAACAACGGCCTCGATGTCCTGGGCGGCAAGACGGGCGCCACGATCAGCGTGTCCCTCCCGTACTCGTCGTCGTTCGGCTACAACCGACGTGCTCGGATCGTCCGCGGCGCCAGCGAGGTGCTGGCCACCAGCGCGGCGTTCACAGCATCCAGCGGAACGATCACGGTGTCCGCGACGAACATCGACGTGTCGGACGTGGACGTGATCAGCGTCGAAGTGATCATGGAGACGTATGCCAGTGGCAGTCTCTCGACCGGGGGCTACGTCCGAATTACCTGACCACCTGACCTGCAATAGTCGAACGTCTTCTGGCATGAATGCGCCCCGCTCTCTTCGGAGAGCGGGGCGCATTCGTCGTTTTCAGCTGGCGCCGACGTTCGGCATCGGTGACGGCACAGCGCTATTCGCAGGCCACGCCGTCGTTGTCACCGTCGAGGTGAGATGCGTAGCCAGGCTCGCCACGGAAGATCGGCGTCACGCCTGCCTGACGGGCCTCGGTGCAGTTCGCGTACGACGGGCCGGACGACCCGGCCGAGCCGGAGCCGGAGCCGGAGCCGGAGGCGATCCACGACAATGAGTCGGCCGATGCCACGGCGGGCGCCGCGATAGTCATCAGTGCAACGGCGAAACCGGCAGCGACCATACGTGCCTTCATGTTCTCCCTATCTGTTCGACGAACCCCGACGAATGGGACATTAGATGATCGTCTCGGCAGCGTGACAGCCAGGGAATCCTGCCCGAATTGGGGTCTCATCAAGGCGAGGGCATCGGGGGCGAAGCCAGCTGAACCTATCCGTCGGCAAGGAGAAGAACGAGAATGATCACCACTCCGATGGACAGAGAGATCACGAGCCCACCGGTGGGGGATCTGGGATCACCGAAGAGCGGTTCGTCGGAATCCCATTTCCATCGCCGCTTACCCACTCCGCTATGAAACCGTACTGTCCGGTATGTCCGCAATGAGTAGATCTACGCGCGGCTCGGAACGCCGTGCACCTGCGCCGACGGCTCTTGTAGCGGCCGAACCAGTGCCGCCGATGCTACCGGTGATAACCGCGAGAACCCTCCGACGCTCGACGGTGCCGCAGCAGAATCGCCCCCGCTCCAGTCTCCGAGCAGTGACGGTGTGTAACTGGCGGGCCCTTCCAATCCTGCCCTCCTGGCCGGACCTCGATTCTCGGCGGATTCGATGAGGTCGGCGGCCGGCGCTTCCAGCGCGGTGACCGCGATGAGAGGCGGTGCCAACGCAACGACCGGCACCGGAAGTGGCCAGTCGATATCGTGGTCGCTCGACAGAACGCCCGACGAGGAGCTGACCGCTATGGACATCACCGTTCGGCGTGGAGCCCTGGCCGACGGAAGCACAATCCCATCGGTCCACCTCGGCGATCCCGACCGCGTGCGTATCGACTTGAGCAAGGCAGACTTCGTAGATCCGATGGGACTCGTGACCGTGGCGGTCCTGGCCGAATCTTCGAAGAAGCAGGGCCTCCCCGTATCGTTCCGCAATCCGTCGAATCCGGATACCAACAGATATCTCGCGCGCATGCACCTCGGTCAGGCACTCACTGACCTGGGAATCTTCTGTTCATTTCCTCCGGTCACGGAACGTGACACGGGGGACCGAATCATGGAACTGCAGAGGTTCAGTCGCGACGAGGACGACGACAAGTTGGCCTCCCAGGTGTTCCGGATCCTGGAATGGGACGATCCGGATGACGCCAAGACCTTATTCCGCTGCATCAGCGAGGCCATCGACAACGTATGTGAGCACAGCGGTTCGGACGGGGGCTGGGCGGCGTTGCAGCAGTACAAGGATAAGAGGGGTGCGCGGCGGGTGGCTTTCGCAGTCGGCGACTCGGGCATGGGATTGCGTGCGAGTCTTACCCGGGCTATCGAGGTGTCCAGTGATCAGGAGGCAATCAGCCGGTCGGTGGAGCGGGGAGTGAGCGGAACCGGCGACAGCACGCGCGGCGAAGGGCTCGCAGATCTCATCGCGCGTGTCCGCGCTCGGGGAGGGCATGTCCGGCTGTGGAGTGGGCAGGCGTCCGCGTTGACAGGCAAGAACGGAGGCCTCCTCCACACGAGAAACCATCCCTTCGCCTTCGAGGGGACGATGATCTACGCTACTCTCAACTACTACAGGTGACTGGAGGTGACACGATGGCCACGCTTCCGCTCCCCGCTCTGGTAGGTACCAGAAACCGCGCACGAGCCCTCGCGAGCCAGTTGCCGAGGGACCTCAAGGGTAAGACTGTGGTAGTCGACGGAACGAACATGCTGGCCTCGACGGTCTCCTTTGCGGACGAGTTGATCAAGCAAATTCTCACGTCTCGTCACGCGGACCGCGTGGAAGTGGTGAACGTCAGCGACGGTGAGTTTGAGGTGTGGATTCGCGAACGTGCCCAGGCAAACGGGTTCGCAGACAGGGTGAGCGTCAAGCCACGGAAGGGGCTCAGCGCAACTCCCGGACGGCGGCTTTCACGTTCCTCATCAGATCGTCCTGCAGCGTCCTGATGTCGTGAAGAGTCGGACGATCAGGCTCTTCGGTCTCGCCGTATGTCAATGCGTACCGTTGAAGTGCTGACTGAAGTCGGTCGGCTGACTCCCGAATGGGGCGCCCGGAGACAAGTCGGACCGATCGTGAGAACTTGCGTTCTGCCGCTGCCAGCTGGGTTGAGACGTCTGCATCTGGGTCGTCATTGACGATGTCTTCTGCGTACGCAACCTCAAGAGCGTCGAGTGCTTCCAACATGGAATCGATCCGTTCCAGTTTTCGATCGTCGCGTCGATGCCGTCGGTTGATCTGCCCGGCGGCGATCTGAGCTAAGACCGCGCCACCGCCACCGATGAGCGCACCGATGGCGGTGGCCTTCAACGTGGCGGAAGACGAACTGGATGGCATTCCGACAACACGTATGGTGCTGTCAGGTTCTGGCTCAGGAGGCAGCTGGACCGAGTCCGGGGACGGCTGGGCGGTTTCGACACCATCTGCAGTCAGGATCCCCAGGGGGATGCCCACAGCTGCCGCCCCCATCAGTGCCCCCAGCCAATACCGCCGCATGGCGAGCATCCTATCGGCGCGCGGACCGCTGGCGGCGATAGGAACTATCACCTAACCGACACCCGTGTCGGCCGGCCAGCTGATCGATCCCCACTGTGCCCCGCCTCAGATGAGGCGGGGGCACATGTCATTACTCCTTCGGAAGAGGCCACTCGGGTGGATTTCCAGTCACCTCATCGTCCGGACTGGGGTTATCGGGATCTCCGTATGCCCACCCATGTTTTCCGGTAAGGATATGGATCCATACATACTGTTCCTTCTTGTCCTGTTCCTTCTTGTCGTCCTTAGTCTCTTCATTCTTGGTCAATTCTGTTCCTTTCGATATCTGAAATAACCTGCGACGCAATGTTTTAGCGCGCATCGTTCGGAGACAACGCGGGGTGCGGAGGGTTTGTTCCCGGCAGGGTGGACCACTCGCGCGGCTGCGGCGTCCAGCGGGGGGTGGACGATGAGGACCGGAGGTGTGGGCAGATGCGAGGTGCGACCCGGGCTCCCTTGAAGGCGTAGAGAGGGTCACCCCCGGCACCTACCGTCGCGCGCATGATGTTTGAGGTCGGGATGCCCGGGTGCTCCCATGACATATGACTGGCCTGTCGACCGCACCTGCCTTCCGACCATCGCGGCGCTACCCGGCACTCTGACTCGCGCATGACCAGCCGCTACGACCGGGCACGGCACAACCTTGACCGCCACGGGAACTGTGCTCGCCGCGTACCTCGGCGGCGCCGCATAGGGGCGCAGATGGGTCACCATCGGCGGCTGCCAGATGAGCGCGGCCCACGTTCTCAATACGGGAGCGTGGGGTGCATTCGTCTTATCGCCATGGAGTTGATCGACACAAGTTGCGAAATAGCGCAAGGGACCTAAGTCTCTGACTCTGGGGTAAGTATGGGAGTAGGAGTGGTTCGGACCCTAGCCTTGCGTGGTCCAACTCGCCCCGAGAAAGTAGACCTCAATGCCCGGAGAGACTATCTGCCACATCTGCCATCAGCCCGCCAAGCTCCTGCCCTACAAGAACCGGCCAGGTACCGTCCCCATCATGGACCGCCACATCGGTGGCTACCTCGTCAGCGGAGAGTCTGTCGTGTGCATCGCTTCCTTTCAGTCGACCACCTGGCAGCAGGGCCGTAGCTGAATGCAGGCGCCCCACAATCCATGGATGGTGGGGCGCTTCCAGCACTACTGGCGGGCGCCATCCAACATGAAGTGCCCCGCTCTCTTCGGAGGGCGGGGCACTTTCGGCGTGTAGATCCAGGCGGATTACCTCTTACCAGTGCTGGTGTCCTTTGTTCGGGACGAGAGGACAAACCCGAACGGGATCCGCTTACGAGACTCGAAGAACCGGTCGGGATCGGTCTGCAGAAGGCGGACCTCGTCCATCTCAACAGCTTCTCTTGCGGGTGTTTTCCGATCGTTCATTTGGCCTCCTGTGTGGGGCGTCCTGGCTCTAGGCTAACGCGCTTTCGATCGTTGAGTCGCACATTGGGGTAGATCTCGCACTCATAGGTGATCGCGATGAGATCAGATAGAACAGAGAGGATTGGCACATCTACCTGCGCAGACAGAACGCCCTCCGTGATGTGGTCCACGGTCAGCGCGCCGTACACAAGGCCGGGGCTAAGGGCGACTGGATACGTTATGAAAGCGGCATACGAAACCTTGTCCAGGTCGGAGAGCTGCAGGCCGGCTTCCGGATCCGAGGGATGGTCGACCGGACTGAAAACAGGCTCATTCTCCTCCGACATCAGGCGTCCGTCCGCATCGGCGGTCACAAAGCGCGTGTAGCAGGCGAGGGTCCTTCTGGTAGTTGGATGGCTAGCGGGGAAGACACGGTTCGATGGCGCACCCCGGCCAGCAGACGCGCCCGGCTCGAGACGCATCACTGAATCCTCGCTCAGGATGTCACTGAGATTAGTTCGGGCTCGGGGTTCCGCGAACCGAAACAAGTTTGCCCGCGTTCCGTCTTCTCCGTTGTCACCCACCAGCTTTGCAGCTGCATGTACAAGGCTTTGTCTGGCAACGCGAGCCTGTGTGCAGCGTTCTGCCTTTTCTTCAGTTGCGACAGCGATGCCTACGAGCTGGATCAAATTGTGAAGTTCGTAGGAAAGGAGGGACTTACGGTAGGCGATGAACCTCTGTTCCTGCGTGGAGATCGTCGCTTCAAGCTCGGCAATTTCCTCTTTACGGTCGGCGAGGGCCGTCTCAAGCGCAGCAATTCTGGTCGCGGATGTCTTGCTTCGGAAACTGGTGCTGACCTTATTGAGGAGCCAGCCGAAGGCCAGGGCAATGCCCCCACCGGCAACCATAAGGTACATCCAGATTGACCCTGCCGGAGTGATAACAGATGCAGTGGCCCCGAAGCCTCCGACGGCCATGCAGTTTCCAGGGGTGCTCTCATGGCACCGCTTCATCCGCTCCGGCCACCGGATTCGGACTTCGATCGGCCGGCGCTTCTTCGGCGGAAGAGCGGGCGCCGCGTCGTGGGAAGGCGACGAATGTGGTGAGGGCGCCTGGGCATCGTCAGGATTCGAACCCTGTTCACCTTGTGCTGATGATGTCACCATCCCCCTTGAGTCCCTCTCCCCATTTAGACTGCGGGAATCGTAACGCCTATCGCGTTTGGTCTTTTGTGCAGGGCGGCCGCAACCTGGATTGGTAGGGGAACTGCGTGCTTGCTGTGTACCCGGGGAAGCGGCGTAAGAAGGTCTCGGATGCCGGCCGGTGCTTCCCAGACTCGCGTCTCACCGGCCGGCGTCCAGAACCATACCGCTGCTCGAACACCTGTGCGAAAATTTCAGGCGTGGCCCTGTTCGAGCGTGCACCCAAGCGCTGTCCGAACGGCCACCGCCTCACCTCGAATCAGGTCCTGGTCGGATGGATCCCATGCGACTGCACGCCCGGCGCCGGGGGCCATCGAACGTGGACCTGCAGAACGTGCGAGACCACGATCGGCCGGCCGCCTCACGTTGGACCCCCGCGGCCCGGGGTGAAGTGGTCGTGACATGAGAGCGTGACATGGGAGAACGCCCCGGTGTGTGGGTGCCGAGGCGTTCAGCCCCGAGTGAAGGGGAGGGGACCGACACGCTTACTTCCGTCGGCGCTGCTCCCGCCATTCCGCCATCGTGGCCGGCAAGGGAATGGGCCGTGGCCGGTCGAGATCGATCGGGCTGTAGCGGCCGTACACCCCGGCGTCCTTACCCTCGAGGAAGAGCGCGTGTTCACGGTCGGCCCGTGCAGCCAGTGCAGCCGCCTCGTCCCGACATTCCTTCGCCCGGCTACGCAACGCCTGCCACGCCCATAGGGCGACGCCCGCGAGGACGAGCACCGCGAGGGCGCCGAGGATGGTCTTCCAGAAGGTGAGGACCAGGCCGACAAGCAGGATGACCGCGATCACCGCTATCCACTGCATGTGCATAACTCCTGTGAGTAACTCAGCTGGCGGGGATCGCCCATTCCCAGCCCGAGTTGCTGTCCGGCATGAAGGTAATGGCGGTGGTGTTCATCGGAACATCCAGGACGACGTGGCCACTGTAGTTCGAGCCAGCGGCGAACCGGTCAGGAATCGCCTCGTCGGTCTGAGGGCAGTCGTAGGTGGCGGTAGTCGCAACGTTGGTGACAGTGCGGTTGTCTGCGGTCACTGCCGAGAAGGTGTTCGGATTGAACATGTTGCCGAACTGCGAGGTGTCGACGTTGATTCCGGTGGTGACGTCGAAGGACAGGATGGCGAACTGCCCGTTCTCGTTGGGGTAACGGCCGCTACCACCGCAATTGGTGGTCAACTCGACGTCGGTGAGTGTGAAGTCGACAGCGTGTGCGCCGAGGTGATCGCGCACGCCGCCGACCTCACCGATCTTCTTGATGAGATGTCCGCGGACGCTGGTGGTCGGTGTGGCGGGCGGAGTCGCCTTCGGGCTGGATTGGGTCCGAGCCGACGCTGTGGTCGTGGTGGTCTGATCGGACGGCGAGTCTCCGCTCTCATCCCCGCATGCGGCTAGGAGCAGTAGGGCCGGGGCGATCGCAAGGGCGCGGAGTCTCATGCCCGGATCATCCCATCTGGTCTGTTTCGTGTTACTTCCTGGCCTGCCCGTGCCCACCGTCGTACCGATGTGTCAGTGACACCCACTTCCTTCGCGACAGCACGGAACGACATGGTCGTGGTGGCGAGCAGCTCGAGTGCGCGCGCTCGCCGATCTTCGGGGGTCTCGACTGCCACCTCCGGTTCGACTGGCGGAGCCATCACCTCCGCAGGCATCGTGTCCGGGATTGCGTCGACGTCGCGACCAGGTCGCGACTGTGCGTCCCGGGCAAGTTGCACCGCGAGGTGCGGTGCGACCAGCAGGCACAGCGGTGGCACCACCGACACGGCCGCGGCCGCGAGCGGCGGGAGTGGTCCCGGAGGGAGGAGCTGGCTGCCGACGGCGGCGGTCATCGACACTCCGGTGCCGGCGGCGAGGAGGGTCCATGCGTAGCGGCGGGATCCGGTCAGGCGGAGGACGCCGCGGGTGGCGACGATGGTGATGCCGTCGACGATGAGCGGCCACACGTGCGCGGCGTAGTCGCCGTATCCGGCGCGGAGCGCGAGGTCGACGAGCTTGGTGTAGGAGAGCAGGAACGCCAGGGCGGCGATCGTGATGGTGAGGTACGCGTCGGTGCTGTGGACACGTTTCATGGAGGGATTCCTTCCGGGGAAGTGCGAACGGAATCGAGTTCAACAGGGCACGCGTTGGCGAAAGTTGTCACACAGTTGTCACAACTCGCGCACCGATGCACGGTCCTGGGCGGTGGTGGGCGCGATAAACGCGCAGGTCACGGTGTTGCACGATGGCTACCGTTGACCGCATGTTCGCCTTGTAAGCGAGCGGTCGTCAGTTCAATCCTGACAGGGGGCTCCACCAGCGGCGCGGGGGCATCCGCGCGGTTCTCGGTCGGACGCGACAACAATTGCATTCGCGTCCGGCTGCCCGGATCGCGGATGCGCTCAGGTCTCGCTGTCCGGGTGGATCGGTGAGGCGCGCAACCCGGTCTCGTCGCTCTCGTTCGCGGCGACCTCGAACACCTGCAACGGCGTGTTCGGGGGGAGGGGCGTCCTCGGTTCGATCGGGCGCTGCTGCCGCGGAGACGGCGGGCGACGACTCGATCCGGCGGCGGATCTCCGCGAGCAGGGCGTCGGTCGGCACCCGGGTCAGGTCGGGTCCGGCACCGGATTCCGGCATCTCCGTCACGGTGATCACCCCCGGAGCTCGTGACAACGTGTCGACCGATTCTCGCAGAGCGCCCGGCGGTGGATCACCGGTTTGCGGAGGCGTTGCGCATCGCGCGCCGGGCCTGTTCCGCGGTGAAGTTCGGCGTCACGCGCAGTTCCTCGAGGGGGACTTCGCGTTCGGCGCTGCGGACCTCGACGCGCACGGGATCACCGGTCGTGTCGTCGGACAGGCCGAGAGGAGCGCCGCGCTCGGCCTGGAGGTACTTGTCACCCCACTGCTGCAGCGCGAGTACCACGGGGAGCAGGTCGCGGCCCTTCTCGGTGAGGGCGTACTCGTACCGCGTCCGCTGCCCGGGTTCCTTGTAAGGCCGACGCTCGAACAGGCCCTCGGCGGTCATCTCGCGCAGTCTGGCTGCCGCGACAGCCTCGGTGACCCCGACGCGGCGGGTGAAGTCGTCGAACCGCCGGGTGCCGTAGTAGGCCTCGCGCAGGATCAGCATCGCCGAGCGGGTTCCCACCGTGTCCATCGCCTTCGCGATCGAGCACTGGGTGGTCTGCCAGGCATCGCGATCGGCGAGAAAGCCCTCCAACCGTGCCGCATCCAT